AATGATGTTCGGTGCTGACAAGACTCCTGAACTCAAAAAGATGAGCAACAAAGCTATGAAGGCTCTTCACAAGATGGAAGCTGACTACGAAAAAGAAGATGAGGCTATGATGATTCGCCTTATCAAAGTGAGAAACGCTCTGTGGACTTAAAAGAAAAATTAAAAAAAGAACGCCTAAAAAACATCGCCATCAGTATTCTATTAGTGATGGCGGTGTTGTACCTCTTATCACTAGAGGATGACTATGAGTATGTATCGTGTATCGATGTGTTATCAAATCCAGAAAGTTTCGAGGAAGATGACGTTGAGGACTGTCGTAAAGAAATCCAAAAATTACCTAACTCTCACCGCATAAACATTTGACAATAAATGGCAATCCTGCTACAATACTCCTATTGAAACTTAAACGGAGCGACAAAATGGGTTGGACATACACACATAAGCCTTCATACATTAGTTCTAAAGAATACATTGAGAAGAATTGCCTTACCTGGACTTCTGACACCCATGACTATCGTGTGCTTGACGGTGGCGTAAAGAACTTCCGCACCTACTATGGCGCCGTTGAGAAGGTTGCTAAAGACACTGGTGAACGCACCGTCTTCGCTGTTATCTTTATGCTTAACTTTTGTAAGGATCATTACAACTTTGGTTACAAAGATATGGACGAGTCTTGCGGCCCGTATCAAGCCGACTGCCCTGAGCGTATCCTGAAGTTGTTGACTCCCACCACTAGTCAATACGCCCAACAGTGGCGTGATGCTTGCTGGGCTAAAATCAAGGCCAAGACCTCGAGGAAAGCCGTAAAAGTCGGTTCCACGCTGAAATATGCTGGTACTGAGTACACAGTACTAGAATCCCTTGGCCGTCGCGGATTCCGCGTTTCCAGCCCTTCTGGAGCCATCTATCGCCTCAAGTCTACGCAGGCTGCTAAGGCAGAGTTGGTGTAATACTCAAGTACTACTCTGGAGTGTCGTCGAAATACAACACAAAAATTGTTGACAATAAATGGCAATCCTGCTACAATAATCCTATTGAAACTGATACGGAGAAGTAAATGTCTATTGAAGCCCTGATGTTGGACACCGGTATGAACCCTAGCATGACTGAGTTTGAACAAAAGTGTTATGGTATGTCTGAACAAGATATCCGCGACCAGTACATCAAAAGTATTACATCGGAACTCTGCGGTATCGAAATGGTGGTAATGAGCATCCTGAGCGACTGCCAAGAAATGATGGCAATGAAGAATCCTACCATTCCTTCTCCCAATACCGATGAGCGTATTCGTAAACAGTTGAACGTTGCCAAGTTCATTCTGTCCGAAATGATGGAAGCCAAGCGCAAATAATTTGACAATAAATGGCAGTCCTGTTACAATACTTGTATTGACACTTAAACGGAGCATCAAATGTCAGCACTCACAGAATACACCCTCGAAGTTTACAAAGCCGATAAGCGTATCAAGCGTGACGAGCGTTTCGGTCGCAATCGTGTAGGTATGCGTTTTGTTGAAGTCATCGACTTTGCTCCCAGCACCAAAGACTACATCGAGACTCTTGCCGAAGCTAAGCGCAAGCAGGGCTTCATTGTTAAAGTGTTCGAGACTTTTGTAACTCGCACCAACTATATGTCAAAGAAACAATTCCAAGAGCGTTACGACACACCGTACACCTGCTCTGCCTCTTCTGAATCTTACTGGAGTAACTAATGAACGAACAAATCACTTCTACTGGCGGCCGAATCATCCAAACTAAAACTGGTCTGATTCATTATGGTAACACAGATAAGTTTATTGACGAATACGAAAACGTCACTGGCGTTAACGGTCGTCCTGCCAAAGATGCTGACAAGTTGACTTACGACTTCTCGGCCTTCCTTCAACCTGTTGCTCCTACCTGGAGCGGCCCCGTTCGTGTGGTGTCGTTCTGATGCTTACTAAACTGTTTGCTTCCTCAATCGCTTATGCGGTCATGCTTGGCTTTATCAAGCTGGTATGGACACCGCCTGCGTTTGATCGTCTTATGAATCTAATGCTTAACGAAGGCATTGGTGGTTTCTTACTAGCACAAGTAGTAGTTGCTATTGGTAGTATGATGACCTTGATGTTCGTTCTTTTCATTCAACTTCCCGTTGCTATTCTTAAATAAGGAGACTCTAAATGCCTAATTGGTGTATGAACAACTTGACCCTCAGCCACGAAGATCCTGAAATGATTGCTCGTGCTGAACGAGCCTTCAACGAAGGTAAATTATTGGAAGAATTTATTCCTAACAAAGGTGATCCTGATGACTGGTATAACCACAATATCGCAAACTGGGGTACCAAGTGGGACGTTGGTGGCGATGATGCTTATTGTGAGCGTGACGGTAACACCCTACAACTAGGCTTCGACAGCGCATGGTCGCCTCCTACTGCGGCATATACTGTTCTTGAAGAACTTGGTTTCACAGTCAAAGCAACCTACTGGGAACCTGGCATGGCATTCTGCGGCATCTACGAAGATGGCGATGATGACTACTATGAGTACGGCAATATGAGTGCCGGCGAAATTGAGGATTTCTTGCCCGCTGAATTGCTAGACTTAGGCATTGCCGATGACGTTCGTTCTTGGCAAGACGAGCAGGACGAATTGCGTGAGGATGACGAGGGAGACGAATAATGGGACGAATGAAAGACATTGCTACGGGACTAGAACTGGAAACTCCTGATGACGTTCAGTTGGCAGTTCAATACATGACTATCAACGAAGATAACGAAGCCGCGTTTATCGAAGATAACATTGACGAAATCAATTTACGCCTTCAAATGGCGGCTGACGAAGCCAGAGCACAATTCGAACCAGTACTTGAGGATGTAATGCCAGCTGGTACCTACTATGTTGGTGACCTCTGCTACGTTATTGATGACGACGAAGTATGGAGTGAGGTGTGTGATTTTATGTTTGATGGTAAAGGCGACAACGAGGGCCAATTCACACTCAAAGATGGTCGCACCATTGTTATCTATGGCACTCTCTGGGGTGACGGCACGTATAAGTCTAACTTGGGCACCCGACACTCAGTTGATGCTGGCGTGATTGGCGCCATGCTTGAGTCCGACTGTGATAAGAAGTATGAACACATTGCCGAGCTAGGCGCCTTCATTGACTTTCTCGAACCATGGACCCATAGTGGCAGTGGTGGTGACCGTAAGAACTGGGACGGGGTTATTCGCTTGGGCCACGTTGAAATTCAAACTTAAAAGGAATACTAAATGCTTACACCCAAAACGCTCCAGGAAGCTCTCCAGGACCCCACCACCGAGTACTGTGATATCCATGATACGTACTACAATCCCGTCTTGGACGAGTGGCTGGAGTCTACCTGTAGCGACCCCACGTGTGTCTACTGTGTCGGTCGGCCAGCCAAGCCCTCAGAGGTTGTAAGGAATGTAAGGAAACCGTTGTAAAAATACAACACGGTGGGACTTGACAATAAATCGGAAACCTGATACAATACTTGTATTGACACTGAGAAAGGCACTCCAAATGACTAAAGCGGACTTGATCCAAGAACTGGTTCGAATCAATATTGAATCTATGGATTACGAGGACTTGGTTGAACTTGCCTCTGAGAAAATGATGCTCGATATGTCTAAATTGTCAAAGGCAGAATTGGAAGACCAATACGAATATATCGCTGGCTAAAATGGATCATCTCGGTAGTCAAAATACTTGACAACAAATCCCAAACCTGCTACAATAACCATATAAACAATCGAGTTGGATGTCCCGGCTCTAATTCGATTCTCAATCTTCCCGGGTATTTTCTTAAAGGAAATTTCAAATGGCTAAAGTTGACACCCTGTTCACCGTTGCTGGCATTACTACTCACACTGGTACCGCTCCTAACGGCACTGTATCCACTCGCACCAAAGTTCGCTATGGTACCGATCTCGTTCGTGTTACCAAGATGCTGAATAACCCCAAAAAGATCGAGGATAAAACCCTCGGTATCTGTCTCGCTCCCGTTCGTGTTGAGTTCGTCACTCTTCCTAAAGGCATGGTCAAAGCCGACGTTCTCCAGTTCCTGTTGACCGCTCCTGAGTTCCAATCTGCCGAGGACCAAGCAGTCATTCAAGAGGAAATTAGCGCACGTGCTCCTAAAACTCCTCGCACTCCCAAAACCCCCAAAGCACCTAAAGTCAAGGCTACAAAAGCTAAGCCTTCTATCGACTCTATCAAGTCACGCGGTAAAAAGTCTGTGACTGCCGAGCAGGTAGTTGCCGCCGCCCTTGCCGCTGAAGCTACTGCTGAGTAAACGCCATGAGCCTTCTCGCTTATCACGGAAGGCCATGGGCAAAGTTTGACGCCCATGACAAGAACCATCGTAGATGGTTTGCCGAATTCAATGCTAATCGCACATGGAAAGATTGTCCTGTTAGATTCATTGTAGACGATGATCAGGGCGATTTGATTACGATGATTCAACGTAAACTTATTCAATACTACGTTGATTCTGAATTCAAGTCTCGGCGTAGACAAAAATAAAAAAGGCTCCTTCGGGAGCCTTTTTTATGCCTGCTTGATAGCAGTCCAGTTTCTTATATATGTTCTTGAGCCGTCCTTGTTACACAAGTAGCGTTTGCCGTTCTTGAATTGAACTATGAATACACTCTCTTCTGGCATATTCTTTACATTTGACTGTGGACTCTTAGGGTCGGTACCATAGATATCTGTTGTAGTGTATGTATTTAAGCGATAGCCTAGTTGTTTTTGTATGCTCATCAACTTCACCTCATCTACGGCTCGGTCACCATAAGCACCACCATCTTCTAGGTCTTCCCAGTAACTTGGCTTCTCAGCAAAACGAACACCCATATCTTCTATGCTATTAGCCATTTCTGAGCCGAATGCTTGACGAATTGAAACTGCTTGTGGCACCACCTTCTTACCGGTCTTTAGTGATACTACATCGCCTTCTTTTACGTGCTTGAAGTACTGAACTTCACCCTCGTGCTTTTTTGCGGCGGCTAGTGAATCAAATGTACCTAGATTCTTGCCTTTGCCTGAGTATAAACGCCACTTCTTAGCACCTACCTTGCGAATTGTCTCAATCACGGAAGTGTCAATGTCTGCTGTTTTTCTGTTGAATTCGTTGTAGCGCATAGGGTATTTATACGCACAAAAGAAAAGGCACCCTAGAGTGCCTTGTGTGCTACTATGACTGACGCTTATCTACGTCGGGAGATACGTCCTCTACTCATGTCGTATGGTGACATTTCAACTTCAACTGTATCACCAAGCAAGACCTTGATGTTGTTCTTCCGCATCTTGCCGGAAATCGTAGCCAGAATCGGCTGCTCAAAATTAGGTAGTTTGACTCTAAACATTGTATTAGGCAAGACTTCAACAATCTCACCATCAATACTAATGATATCTTCTTTAGCCATGTTAGGTTATCTTCTCATAGTAGCAATGTCGATAGCCTCCTCTTCGGAGAAAATTGGCACACCATTCGACTTATGGAGTGTGCCAATGCCCAGCATTTTGGTGCCGGTGTAAACTTTGTGGACTGGTGCTGGAGCAACGCCCATGCCATTACCAAGACTGGGATAGCGGACGGTCTCACGACCAGCAGGTGCTGATAGTTTGTATGTAAGTGCTTCACGCTTGGGAGCTGGTTTGACTGGATTGGAAAGTTTCTTCCATTCCTCTTGCTTCTTGTCCCATTCGGCGGCAAGCGCACGTGCTTGTTGAGCATGTGCGGCAGATTTGAACTTTTGTTTGCCTTTGCGGCGGCCAGTAGTTGTCAGCGATGGATGAACGAGTCCCATAGTCATGAATTTAGTTTACAATAACAACAGTATACTACAGGCATAGGTTTAAGTCAATATCTTTTGGACAGGAGTTTAACCGTTTCCAATTGATCCAACATTTCTTTTTCTAGCTGACGATACTTCTCGCCTAGCAGTCTGAGTTCTTCCCATTCTGCTTCCAATTTGTGATTTGGTGTTAAGATGTTGAGTCTGGCTTCAATACGTTCTAAGGCTTCAGCAATATTCTTGCCTCCAATAGTAACGTCACCATCAAAGCGAGAATCGCCACGAACGTGAAGTTGTGCTTGACTACTATCACCAATGGTTATTGTGCTACCATTGGTGCCATTGAACCCGGCTGTAGTAGTGAGTGCTGACGCGGCTACTGTTATTGATGCGGTTGATGGTGTTGAAGTCGTGGTGTACAAATATGACATTATTGGTTCTTACTAATGATCCAACGCCCTTGACTATCCAGATCAAACTTCAACTCATCACCTTCGACCCAGCCCATCTCTCTAAGTAGTTCTGGTGGTAGCGGTAGGATAAGGTCGCCAGTTTCGGGATCCTCTTGTACTATGACTTCATAGTTGAATTCAGGTGCGTTAGACATAGTAATAGTATAACATTCGTTTTTGTGAAGTCAATAGATTTTGGAGTTATTGATTGCCCATTACCGGTAGTACATCAATCTCTCTAGCATCGATATGGTGGCCACGCTCTCGTTGATTGTTGACCCACTGTTGTGCTATCCGGTTAGCATCTGCTTGACTGTTGCCTACGCCGCCAAATCTGTAAAGTTCACGACCATTGTTGTCGATTACCTTCCATTCACCAGTGAAACCGCCACGTGCTTGTGTTGCTGGCGTCACATCGTCAGTAGGCTCCACACGATTTACTCGACGTAAGGTGTAGTTTAGTGGGTTATGACCATGACGCTCAACATAGGCAGCTAACTTTTGCTTAGCTTCCTCTTCGCTGTTTACTAAGAACTCAGCGGCAACTGTATCAGATGAACGATTGACGATTTGCCAGTGTTCTGTGCCCACTCTATCATTAGCACGACCGATTGGTTCAGGTTCGCCAGAGGTAGCTTTGATTGGTGGCTCTTCGTATGGCTTGATTACTTCTGCGGTGGCGTTGTGCACACGACTCTCATGATATTCAAGTTCTTTAACTGCTTTCTCTTTAGCTTCTTGTTCTGTAGCGGCAACAAGTTCGATACGTGAACCGCCTGGGAACTTAACATTCCACCAGTACTTCTTACCAGTAACTCCTTGACGCTTTACATTACGAGTGACTAGCTTCTGACGTAGTTCATCTTTAGATAACGCACCACTTGCTAGTTGTGAGAATAAGGCAATAGCATCAGCCTCACCACTCTTGCTTAACATCTTGTATAACTTCTTAGCATACTCTTCTCGGTGTAGGTCAGGGCGTGAAGCAATGTACATAGCATAAGCATAACGTTTGACTGTGTTTAGAATCTCTGGCACTTTATTGTGGTACTCGTCACCCATTGAGCGGAACTCTACATAGTCGTTCTTTAAGTTGATTGAAGTATACTTACCGTGGCCGCCCTGTTGCTTGAGTGTTTTAGAAGCAAGTTCGATTAGACCCTTGCGCATTACTTCGTAAGCATCTGGGATTTTTTCACTGTTGACACCATCTCTAATTTTATCGAAGGCACTCTTACAGTAGTAGTTGCCCATACGGTCGAACGTTTCTAGTACGTGCTTGTCGCCTAGGAACAGGGCTAACTTAACATAGTCGATACGACCATCAACGTGAGGTAATGATACGCCTACGTGAAAGCCGGTTGAGTTGTTAGTATAAGAATCTTCTTCTGCGGCCCATTGAAAGAATAATTCAATCTTAGATAAACACTCTTTGAGTGGCATTGGTGGTGAAATAATTTCAACTGGCATATCGCCATCGTCTGCTTCTAGACTTGAATCCGGTTCGAAGATCCAGCGTGTTGCTGTTCGTGTGGCACCATGATAGCCGCCACTAGCATAAGTCTCAACATCTAGCGCATCACTTAGGGAATCTGCCAATCTGCCTGCTTCGTGCTCATTGTAGCCACTCTCGCTCTGTGGGTACTCGTAGTATGGCCAACTAACGTGGCCACGGAACTCGCCTAGAACATCACTCATATAACGAATGCCGATATCACGTAGCCATTGGTGTTCATCATAATCGCCATCATCAATTACATATTCTTCCCATTCTTCACGAGCGTTATCATATGAGTCGTTTCGTTCAGATAGTGCTTGTTCTACGAGTTCAGTTAGGACATTTTCCGCATATTCAACTGCTTCTTTGTATAGGGCATACGCATCTGGATTGCCTTCCTTATCATCACTGCTGTCAATAACTGCTTGCGCTTGTTCACTGTCTAAGTCTAAGTGATCGCTTAGATAGTTGAAAATTTCTTCATCACGGTCGTAATCATTCTCTGCAATATATTCGCCGACTTTTTCTTCAGCAACTTCATCCCACTCTTCACTCAACTTTTCGCTACGCCACTCTAGGTACTGTTCTTCCATCTCACTACGTAGGTCTTGAATATCTCTTCGGCCGTTGTAGTCGCCGTCGTGATAGAAATTACAAACATCATCGATACTGGTAGCAGTTTCGTCCATGCTCATATCCTCTTCAGGATTGTCATAGTCGGTGTCACCGCCGCCGCGGCCGACAAAGCACATTTCTGCTTCGAAGCCTGCTTTAATGCCGTCTGCTTCTGGGGACTCAATAAATAGGTCTAGGTCAGACATACCCATGCGGACTTCGTCTAACTGTTCTTTAGGTTGTGGTTGGAATTGTTCGAACTTCATAATGTAGTATTTATCTAGGTTTTGCCCACTTAGACTTTAGCATATCTATCAGTTCGGGGAAGTCCATATTCTTTTTGTTCATATAGTCGCCTAACTTGACGACTAGTGGGTACTCTGGAGAGTCTGGCTTTTTAGCATTGAACATATCATTCTTTAGTTGTCCACTCATATCACCATAGTACTGAATATTGTAGCGTATCTTATCAGCACCTTTAGATAGCGGCTGACCTGGTTGCTTCATAATTAGTTCGATCCACATTAAGAGGCTACTACGACCATACGCATCTTGACCTCGACCTTGGCCACGATTAGGACGGCGCATGAATGGAGCATCTTTGCGATGACCTTTGAGTAAATCACGGGCTTCACTAGGCTTGAGAGATTTACGTGTATCTTGTAGGCGCCATGCCTTAGCATCACTGTATAGGTGGGCTGGGATACCTTGTGTCTTAGCAGTGATGAGTAGTTGACGAACAATCTCGCTATGACGCTCATCTTGTTCTTGAAGTAGGACATGAATAGCAGTGATACTATCAGTGGGCATTGTGTTTGTTCGGCCAAAGATACGATCTTCACTTTCACGTGTGCGATCAGGTGAGTGTTGCCAACTGCGCTCCCAGTAATCTACAGGTTTGACTTTGTAGTTTTGAGCAATCACATTTCCGTCTAGTACAAACATTACTGCCGAACTGCCGACCCAACGATGATAGTCGCCTACCTTAGTACGAGTTGCGCTTAGATAATACGGATAGCCCCGAGGTGCTAAGTCTGATTCTGACTTGTTGCCCATCACAGAACTCATATTGAAGTTGCCGTCTTTTAGAATAGCAAGTGCGGCATGAATGCCTGTCTTGTGATATAAGACAGGTGTTGCGCCTTCTGCGATAAACTGTAGTGCTCTCATTATCTGCCTCTAAACTCTCGCACTAAGCCAACTGTGTATTCGCCTACTTTACCTAAGATACGGCCGCCATCTCGCTTGTGTTGTTCTGCACCATTGAAGTTACTTCTGACCCAGATTTTAGCGTTAATCTGTTCTGCGATGAGGTCAGCATAATCCCTCGCCTCTGATTCAACAGCGGCCGCAAACATTTCATCTAAGTCTGTTAAGGTAGGAGTGCCGTCAAGGTAATTACCCTCATCCATGCGTTGTACGAACTCTCTAATCTCAAAATACTTCCACTGAGAGATTTTATAAACATCACCCAACATTCGCTGAGCATCATCATTATATTGATCGTAGCCAAAGTGAGCATCGTCGTGTACTTTGTCCCAGTCAACATCACCATCTGGTGTCATGTAGCCTTTTTCTTTGGCATACTCCATTTGCCATCTGTGGAAGCCATCATCGTTTGCTTCCCATTCGCTGTAAATTTCATTCGTGTATTCATTAGCATATTCGCCGACCAAGTGCCATAAGCCTTCGAGTGTTTTATCATCAGCGAACATGATAAACGAAGCCATAGAAGGCTCTTGCTTCTTAAAGAACTCCTCGAGGGAGGGGAATCGAGTTAGCACTAAGTATGCTAAGTCTATTGGGCTATCACCTTCGTCCATGAATTGTTCACTGCTAAAGTGTAGTTGATACTTCTCGCCTTCGTACTTAGGCTGCTTAGGTAAGACAATGTATAAGTGTCCGTCATCATTGTAGTGATTGAACATATTGTTGCCGCGAGTCGATGCTGTGCACCAACGTGTGCCTCGGCCATAGTAGCAGGCTGCTTCTTCGTCTTCAGGTAGAATAACTCTGACTTCGCTATTGTCTAGTAAGGTTGACGCTGTACCACGAGCACGTTGTTCTGCTTCTGGTGGTTGATACTCGGTCATGACTGTTTCAAAGTCATGAGCAGTAAGACGCATAATGTCTTTAGCCTGCGCCGGGAAGTCCTTTTTATTCTTATAAGCGATAAAGTCTTGCATCAGTGGGCGTAAGCGACTACCGATATCCTCGAATCGCTTGATGTTGCCGTTAGACCACTCACGTGCTAACCACGGCACGAATACTTTGTTGGGTGTAGGGTCACCGCGCTCTAATAACTCTAGTACTGTGTTGATAATCGACGGCGTGATTTGTTGTAAGACTTCCTTAGCGTTATCTACGCCAACTGATACCCATTGACCACCGTATTGCATCTTTTTGCGGCCGATGCCCCAGTGTGAGAATGATTGTGGGTCGTATGCTAACTGAATGATTGTTTTTGCTGTCATCAAATCATCACCTAGGTCGTGACCAGCAGATGTTCTGACACGGGTGATGATTTTAGGGCCGAATGAGCGGGCAGTTGGCTCTCGCTTGTACTCTAGGATGACTGACTTGATTTCATTATAGCGCATAGTCTAGTATTTATCACTAGACTGGCTACAGTCAGAACAAGGACTGAGGTTTGCGTTTGGATTTAGAGGCGGACATTGCTTGTAAGACAGCAATATCTGTTCTAGCAGTATGAATTTCTTCGTGGATAGTCTTAGTCGTATCTTCTAGAGTAGATAAACGATCACCCATAGCTTCAATCTTACCGTGTAGCTCTGATAAAGATAGATTCTGCGCTCCGTTTTGAGTACCTACCTTCTCAAGAGTTTCATTGAGTTTCTTGAACCATGCTTTACCTTGCCACCAAGCGCCGCCAAGCGTAAACACAAACGCTAACAGCGGCCAGTCTTCTTTGATGGTCTGTAAGATTTCAAGTATGTCCATACTGTATTTATCATCTATTAGCTAGAGGATTGTCTAAGGCTCGTTGAATCTTCTTGTCTACGTTAGCGTTAGTTTCTTTGATAGCAGAGTCTAAGTCACGGCGCATAGAGTTTTGCTCACCCTGAACTTGCTTTAAGGTTTGTCTAACCTCAGTTTGTGCTTCCTTTACTGCTAAGTCAGTCTCACGCTGATTCTGTTTGACACTGCGCTCGACACCCTCTACTACTGACTCAAGACGACGAATATCATTCTTCAAATCGTTCTTGATATCTTGAGTGTACTGTACAGACTTCTCACTATTTTGCATAGTGATCTCCATCTTCTTGTTTAGTTCACTCAAGTCTGGTGCTACATACTCGTTGATGCGCTTTTTCATGCCTTGATAGTCTTTGTATACTTCGAAGGCGCCGTAAAGGCCACCTAAGAGTGATGATACTAAAGTAAAAGCTACCATCATCTTAGCCGGCGTGAATTCATATCCACCGATACTGATAACAGTATCTTTACTGGCGTACTTCTTTACTGCTTCTTCGGCAGCGTCAATTTTAGCATTGACATCTTTGATTTCTTCACTCATTTTTTCTCCTCTTGTTTTTGCTCAATTTTAGGAGGATCAATTATCTTGTCAACCTCCTTTGTTATTTTCCCAGCCGTCCAGAATCCAAACGCTGTGAAAAATCCTACGATAAATGCTGTAGCAGCCATATTATTTGTATTGTTGTTCGACCATCTCGGTCCATTTTCTTTCACTGCCTTGGCCCATCAATCGCTGACCTCTGCTATTATCTATGACTGCCTGATTCTCATAAACTGACTTTACTTTGTAGAATGGTGCATCAATGTATGAACGATTCACATACAATGCTACCTTCGCACCGCTCTCAACAATAACATTCACGTTACGTTGCTCAATAAGGTCTTCCATCGTTACTTCATAGACGGGTAGAGGAGGACCCTTACTTGCCTGCTGTGGCTTCCTATCTTCTACTTCACCTCTACTCACCGGCTCAGGAGCAACTTCAACGATTTTATTTACGCCCGGTAAGAATTGACCAGAGCCAATCATAGCTAATGATTGCGGAGCAGCCGATACTGGAGTTGCTTGTGTCGTCTGCTCTGCCTTGAATGTACCGGACACATCTGTTGAGTTTGATACTGATGAAATATTTACTACCTCGTTGTCAAACTTAGTGATGCCATAGTCGACCTTTTCTGTAAACTGTTGTGTTTGACTGCCGTTCATCTGACTACTACCTACCATAGAGATTGCGCCCATTCTGTATGAACTGTCCATGCTTCTAGTTGATAATCCCATTGACGGTTGATATGATTGACTAGATGTTACTTGTAAGCCAGTAGCATTAGTAGAGGGTATACCCATGTCACTAGTGCTCAATGCTACAGGCGCTGGCGGGTAGCCGATGTTTTCGCTATTAGTATTAGTATTAGTATTTGTTTGTGGCGAGACATACGCTGTCGGTGCTGGTGGCAATGCCGCTGTAGTAGGTGTAGGAGTGTAAACAACTCTAGGTTGAGCGCCAGTGTTAGCAGTTGATGTTGCGGCCGTAGCAGTTGATGCTTGTGATTGTCCACCACCTTGATATGTTTGCGTTGTCGATACTGTTGACACTGAACTAGTGGTGTTAGTGGTATCAGTGACGCTAGTGACAGGAGTTGGCGCAACTTCAACATTTGATGACGCGCTTGGAATTCTAGCAGTAGTCATCGGTGCTATCACAGAAGGAGCACTATAAGTAGTAGTCACGGGTGCCACACTCAAACGCTTGAGAGCATCTAAGTAGCCGCTACAGTTAGAACGAGCAAGTGGGTTGATTGAACACTCATCCATAGAGTACTTGAGTCTGAATGAGATAGAGCCTACTTCAGGGCCGTAGTAACCCCACCAGTTGCCGTTATAGTCTTGACCAGTGAAGCCAAACTTAGCAGTTGATAACAGTGATGATTCGTATGGTGTTGTGAATGTCTTATTGACACCGAACCAGCGCCATCCACTAGAGTTCCATGCTAAGTTGTAGTTGTCTTGTACGATTGCGCGGTTATTCTTGTCGTAGATGTTGACATAAGCAGTTAGCCAATCAGTAGCGGCATTGTCCCAGTGGTTACCGTTCTTCCAGTTGAAGCCGTATTCATAGCCAGTTACTTGAACGTTAGGTAGTGCTCGAGGAATATTGACCGTCTGTGATACGTTTGTGTATTGTACACCAAAGTTCAATTCACTAGAGCCGTTCACAGCGACACCCGGAGCATAAGCACCGTAGTTACCGTTACTCAAAGATGGATAGAAGTTTGTACCAGTAGGACTTTGCCAACCAGTATTGTAGCTATTAGACCCAGCACCATACACAGACAAGTCACCAGTATAACTAGTGACTGGCTGAGCATTAGAAACCGAAGAGCTTATAGATAGCAATACCAAGCAGAGTGCCCGCGCCAACTTTCTTGTAGGTATCATCATCTTTTACTTCCTCAATTTTAGGAATCTTGTGTGGGTTAGCATCCCATTGTGCTTTAGCTTGAGCACCGATAACACCATCATAAGGGCATGGTGTGCCAGCTGCCATCATAGCGTCAAACACACGACGATCTTGACACATTGTAGAGATAGCGGCTACCTTCATACCCATATCGTAAAGTGTCTTACTCAACTTCAAGCGTTCGCAATTCATATCACGAACTGTGCCGCCGCTACTTACACCTAGAATCTGAGTTTGAACAGCGCCACTAGTACCTGTTGTACATAGGTCGTTATTGCCGCCACTCATCATAGCAGGAGCAACAGCAGTTGGCGGTGGCTGAATCACACGCTGAGTAATATCAGAAGTATTGATATTACGGTTAGTCATCTCGCCTGATTGAATATTCTGATTCACGTTGTTAGATGTACTAGTGTTAGTGTTGACGTTATTATTAGCATTGGTGTTGTTGCTAGTAGTAGCGTTGTTATTGTTGTACGTCATGGTGCCACTGTTGACGTTGTTGTTATTGAACGTCTGAGTACCACTATTGATGTTAGTGTTTGTATTGTTAGTAGTAGCCGTACTAGTATTCACATTATTGTTCGTGTTCGTATTGGTACTAGTGCTAGTATTCAAATTCGTATTGTTGTTGGTATTTGTATTAGTACTTGTACTAGTGTTTAGATTAGTATTGTTGTTGGTATTGGTGTTAGTACTTGTACTGGTGTTTAAGTTAGTGTTGTTGTTGGTATTTGTATTTGTATTTGTATTAACATTCGTATTTGTGTTAGTACTGGTACTGGTGTTCAAGTTAGTATTTGTGTTGGTATTCGTACTAGTGGCTGTGCTAGTAGAAGTGTTGGTATTTGTGTTGGTATTGGTATTTGTGGTCGTACCAGTGCTAACCACGTTATTATTGATGGTGGATGTGCCGCTGTTGATGTTATTGACGGTACTAGTGCTGGTGGAGTTAGTGTCCACGAGACTCTTTGTGTCATAGACAGTTTGCGCTTGGATGCTGCCAAGCACAGACACCAAAGCGCCTGCTAAGATTAGCTTTTTCATTGTTTCCCCTTTTTTATTATTGTTATACTATATGAATCGTCACATGGAGGTTTTTCTTTAGTTTTTGGACCATGATCCCACTCTAGTCGTATTTAGCACAAGGTTCAAAATTTTGATCCAGATCAACTAAATACTAAAAAAGATAATAACAATTTAGGGGGAAAAGGGTGGATCCATTAACGCTATTTGCGTTGGCCAATGGCGCCGTAAATGCGGTCAAGGCTGGCTGTAAGCTCTACAAGGATATCAAGGGCGCCGCTGGGGAAGTGAAAGAAGTTCTCAAGGATCTGGACGACCAGTTCAAAAAGCTACACCCACCAGACAAGCCTGCCACCCCTGAACAAAAGAAGCAGTTTATAGAAGAAAAAGAACGTGTCAAGGAGCTAAACCGCAAGGCTAACGAAGGCACACATACTGACGTATACGCTCAAATCGGCGAAGAGTTGGGCAAGTACTATGACAACTATTACAAGTGTGTTGCTATCTTCGAGGAAGAAGAGAAACGTGCTCATACTGAAGTCTACACCGGTGACTCCTCTCTAGGCAAACGTGCTCTACAGCGTGTCTTAATGAAGAAACAGCTAGAGCAGATGGGCAAGGAACTGCGTGAGTTGATGATTTATCAAAGTCCACCTGAACTGGGTGCTCTCTATACGGAAGTTGATGATATGATGAAGGAGATGGGCGCCGAGCAGAAGGTGCTTATTGCCCGTAAGATGGCTAACGAGGACCGTGAGCGTGAACGCCGTAAGAAGCGCCTTCAACGACTATATGTAGAAATTACTATCGGCGTATGCGGCATATTCCTGGCAGCGACTGTAGGCTTAGCTATGGTCTGGGTAGTACACGACCGTATTGAGAAGTACCCACACCTGGGCACAGGCTGGATACCTAAAACAGAAGAACAGCGTAGACTAGATGCTCTACCAAAGGAATGGATAGGCAGATGACAACTGATGAATTGATATACTGGCTCAATAGGCTAGAAGATCGTGGATTTTTTAGAGCATGTTTAATAATCATATTTTGCTTGGGAGCTATTTTCGGCTTTTCAATGCTGGCGCTATGGTTCTTGTTTAGACATCATTGATTGATAAATACAATATAACCATTAACTTGAAGGATATTAACAATGGCACTAACAGATCAAATCTTAGGATTAATCAACAAACAACCAAAAGACCCTAACGCAGTTGCAGCACCAAAGGGCAGTCGCAGTGAGCGTGAAGCGGCTCTAAAAGACAAAGCAGGTATGGTCATTTCCATCTTTGCTCTACTCCTAGCAGTCAATAGTTGGTACGGCGGCAAGCTATCTAGCACCGTATTAAACAACACACTAGGTGCGAATAATAAGTGGGCACAGTATCAGGCAAAAGCTGGTCGTGGCGTTGACTATGAAATTGCCGCTAAGATGACCACTGACCCTAAACTAAAAGCAGAATTTCATGCTGAGGCAGAGCGCATGGAGAGTGATAAGAAGGCAATCGCTGTTGATGCTCGTGCTATGGAAGCTACCCGTGAAGAAGCTAAGAAGTCATCACCATGGATTGGATATGCTAGTACAGCGTATCAGTTAGCTATCGTAGTTCTATCAGCAAGTATCTTGGCTGTTAGTATGGCTATGTTCTGGGGCAGTTTTGCTGTTGCTGGTGTTGGCATACTACTAAGTCTAAACGGTATCTACTTGTGGTTCTAAACACCGGATGATCCAAAAAGGCACTCTGGGGGTGCCTTTTTTATTGCCTCCTGTCAACGCTTTCGTGGGCTGTGGCGTTGTATATGTATAGGAGGCAATATGCCAACAGTACAACCAAAATCATGTGAAGCTGACGATAAGCCAGGTAAGAATGAAGTGGAATACCATTCCAGAGTGTGGATGTTTCACAAGGAATGTCCAGATTGTGATACCAAACGTTCAGCACCTTGTCAAAACTGTTCATCCAAATAAGTTGACTTCTTAGTTGTACGCTGTCATAATAAGATAAAATTAAAAGTCAACGTGAGAACGGTGACTAAATAAATTTGAAGGGATGGTCTCTTCAAACCTACAGACTTTAACTAATGCTCTTAGTCTGTGAGCAGTAAAAGGAAAATATGATGTATCAATCAAAACTCGTGGCGAGTCTAAAAGCCAATGGCCGCATTCTACGTGAATTCAAAGACACTGTTTACATTCCATTCGGAAGCGAATACAGTATTCTACTCAAGAACCTAAACACCCAACGAGCAATAGTAAACGTCTTCATTGACGGCACTAACATTGTAGAAGGTGGCTTAGTTCTCAACGCCGGACAAGAGGTAGACCTAGAACGTTCAATCGTTGGTGGCAACTTATCAGCGGGCAACAAACTCAAGTTCATTGAACGAATCAAAGCAATCGAAGATGGTCCTCGTGGCATCAAACTAGAGGATGGCATAATCAGAGTGGAGTTTCAGTACGAAGTACCTCGTCCAGTCATCAATATGAATGATTCGTGGTGGAAGAACAGTATCGTTGGTCAAGGCACTGGTATACCTCGTGATATGTTCTATGCTACTAACGGCACCTCTGCTAGTGGTGTGAGTGGTAGCACAGGCACTGACCGTTTCACACTAACAGCAAGCGGCAGTATTAGTCAGATGAATGTCAATGGTGTTCTACGTGGTGTTGACTATTCTAATGGTGAAGCTACTAAAGCGGCGGCCGCTAGTGCTATCAATAACGTAGTGCCACAGAGTGCTACTCACGATGGCCAGGCTACCATGGACTGGATGCCCGCTAACGATATTGGTATTACTGTACCTGGTAGCCGGAGTGACCAGAAGTTCGTCACTACTACAATCGGTGCTCTTGACCCAGAGAAGCATACAATCGTGTTGAAGATTCTCGGTGAGACTCCTGACAACCGGCCAGTGACCGAAGCAGTCACGGTAAAGAAGAAGCCCAAATGTGTCACGTGTGGTAAGCAGAACAAAGCTACTGCTAAGTTTTGTTCGGAATGCGGAACCGCGTTAGAAATCTTCGCTTAACAATCGGGGGACCCTACGGTCCCTCATAAGTTTTAGCTATCACGCCGATTGAAATATATTAGCGAAAAACTATCGAAAATCGTTGATTTATAGAGTAAATAAATGTACAATAGAAACACGGAACAAAGTGTTCTAGACAATTTTCATTTTACATTAAGGAGAAAAATATGAAAACAGTAGGCGATAAACTAGCACCATTTGCTATCACCGGCGTTAAGCCAGGACAACCAGAAGATGCTTTCTTCACTATTACCGATCAAAGTTTTGAAGGTAAGTGGAAAGTTATTGTGTACTATCCAAAGGACTTTACATTCGTATGTCCAACTGAAATCGTAGCATACGATAAGTTAGCAGGCGATTTTGCTGACCGTGATGCTGTCTTACTAACAGGTAGTACAGACAATGAGTTCTGTAAAGTAGCGTGGCAAAAAGCACACCCTGATCTACAGAAGATTACTCACACTCAATTCGCTGACACACAACGCGGTGAGTTGTCACTAATTGAACAGCTAGGTGTATTCTATGCTCCAGCAGGCGCGGCTCTACGTGCTACATTCATCGTTGACCCTAACAATGAAATTCAACACGTTACTGTTAACAACCTAAACGTTGGTCGTTCACCAGAAGAAACCTTACGAGTACTAGACGCCCTACAAACCGGCGAACTATGTGCCTGTAACCGTACCGTCGGCGGCGAGACACTATAATGTTAGAGACCATCTGCGAAACTCTAGTCGAAGCATACAGGCGAAACTGGATAACCAGCCGCGATGGTAATGTTAGCATACGACACCATGATCGTGATCATTTCTATATCACGCCGTCGGGTGTCCGTAAGCAGACCTTACAGCCTGATCAATTTAAAAAGATCAAATTAGTTAGTCATATAAACCCGGCACCACCTTTTTTAACAAAATCATGGCAAGAGGATTTCTATACTGATATCAGTGCTAATCTAAAGCCTAGTGGTGAGATACCTCTACACTTTGGATTACAGCGAGAGATGGGACAACACCGAAATGAAGTACGAGTAGTGGTTCATGTTCATCCCACATACTGTATCGCGGCAATGCATGCTGGTATTGACCTGAGTACAATCAGTGATTCTTTTCCTGAACTCAATCGTTACACTCGTGTAGCACCTAACGTTGGTGATGTTCCGCCTATTTCTCAAGAGCTTGCTGATCGTTGTCATGAAAATCTAAAGTTAGATAAAGAAGGCAATATCGCTTATGACATTGTTGGTATCAAAGGTCACGGTGTGGTAGCTATCGACACTAGTCCATGGCGGGCATTTGAGCATATCGAACGACTCGAACATATTTGTAAAATCGTACTAGCTAGTGGAGCATATCGATGATAGAGTGTCTTATCGTAGGTGACAGCATTGCTGTGGGTACCGCACGGGCAAGACCCGAATGTATTGCTTATGCTCGGGGCGGCTGGAATAGTTGGCAATGGAACAAAGACTATCTAGCCTCCGCGATTCAGCACAATGCTAAAACCGTAATCATCAGTTTAGGTGCTAATGATCACCGCGGTGTGAAGACAGAACAGGAACTACGCCGTATGCGTCAGGCTATACAGGGCACTCGTGTGTTTTGGATAGATCCAGGCGCCCATCGTAAACCTATTCCGCACGATGCTATAGTTCGTATTGCCGCTGAATATGGAGATACAATTCTGCCACGACCGGCTGGTCATATGAGTGCCGATGGGGTACACCCAACAGGACGTGGTTATAAAATATTAGGAGAACAAACAAAATGACACAATGGGTTGACGCTCTAAAAGAGCAAAGTATTCCAGACTACGCAAAAGATACCAGACTCAATATCGATGCTGTCATCAAGCGTAGTACACTACCTGTCGAAGAGGCAGAGGCAGTTGCTTTAGCGGCTGCTTTTGCTACGGGCAACAGTAAACTATGGACATGGATTCATAGTCAACTAGTGGATCGTAAGGAAGCAGATGCGGCACTCACAGCGGCATCAATCATGGCACAAAACAACACGTGGTATCCATACGTTGAGATGGCCGATGACGAGCAACTAAAGGGTTTACCAGCACAACTACGTATGAACGCTATCGCTACTCACGGTGGTACTACCAAGGCACGTTTTGAAGCATACTCACTAGCTGCCTCTATTGTTGGTAAGTGTCACTTCTGCGTGAAAGCTCACTACGAGACCCTCAAGAAGGAAGGCTATAGTGTAGAGCAACTACGTGATATCGGTCGCATTGCGGCAGTTATGACTAGTGTAGCTAGAGTAGTAGCTAACTAATTTTCCTAGACCTGCTATCCGTGCTAAGTAAGCGCATGATAGCAGAAGTCTTTTTATACGGGTTCATAACAGCGTTTGGTTGGTGGTCAGCCAATCACTATGTTATTGAACCCTATTTTCCGCCTCCAATTGAGCGCAAGGTAGATGACCACAAATGATGTCTTGGGTATCTACATTCGCAGCCATCTTCCTACTTGATATTGTCTATACCTATTACCTACGCTGTATAGCAAACAATCAAGTGATGGGCGCTAGCCTATGGAGTGTTGCTTGCTATATGTTAGGTAGCTACGCTGTCATCGAATACACATCAAATAATCTACTAATGATTCCCGCTATGCTTGGTGCGTTTTGTGGCACCTATGTCGGCATGAAACTCAAGACTACAAATGAATCTAACTGATATCACCACTAAGGGCTATGTTGTTCTGCGCAACTTCCTAGATGAAGGCGATGTAAATTGCTTGATTGGTGGTTATAAACAGTCCATAGATAATAGAGGCTTTAATAAAAACTATGGCGTAGTGTCTAGCAAAACAGACCACAATCTAGAATATAAAATACACCCGTTGCTTTCAAACATTAGAGAGGTAAGCGACCTAACAGTTGATATGTGCTACAAAGGAGGTATGTACTTTCGTTCAGAAAGTATAGACTTCAAATGGCATCAAGACCACGAGACTTACTATCTAACTCAACAAGCAACAAACGCAATAAATTTATGGCTACCGTTAATCAAACCTGATAGAAGTAATACAGGACTGTCGATTGTTCCATTTGATAAGTTAGGCACTAGTCTAAAACATTTCTTGGGTTTTGGAGCAAGAAACATTAGCATCATCGATTCTAGTACTATTACTGTAGAGGATTGTGAGAACGGCGACAACTTTGAACTAAGTTGTGATATTGAATCCCTAGCAGTTAATCCTGAAATTGGACCTCGTGATGTTCTTATCATGAGAGGTGATACCTTACATAGAACACAAGATACCAAGAATGATCGATTAGCTATGTCTATCAGATGCTTTGATAGTCGTGATGTTATTAGTAGAGACAAATTCTACAGTGGATGTCAGCACAAGCATACAATGATAAGCAACAATCCCAGACTGTATCAATCACTAATTGACAAATTCACTCTGACTGAATCAGTATTTGTTGGTGATATCTTACCTCATCATAAGTTCGTTAGTAAACTCTAAGAGTAAGTTGCCCTGTGGTCGATACTTGCCCTTCAACCAACTATAACTGTCATACCAAAATTGTTCGCTCTCGGGGTGACAGCCGATCAAGCCTATTCTGTCCTGAAATATAGCCATTGAATCGCCGTTAGCGTATCTGGCGACTGTCTCATAGTTACCAGGACCGACTAGAGCACAACCATCATAGAAGAACATCCTGTCTTTGGTGCCGCGCCATTCGATATCAATGTTCTTGGCGTGTGGTCTGCGAGTATCAGTATTGGGTTGTTTGATATATTGGACAGCGTCTACACCTCTAAGTATGTTGAAGTAGTGACTGCCTGCCCAGTAAGCGCCCATACAGATGCCTAAGTACCTGCCACCACGCATTAGGAAGCTCTCCACTGCGTTTTTATTAGACTTTAGTAGGGTGCCAAAGCTATCACTGTCTCCGATGCCTCCAGGGAAGGCCACGATGTCCACATCATCAAAGAATCCGTCTTCCATTTCGTTTTTTGAGAATAGTCTGAAGTCATAGTGATCGGACAATGCCGCAATCATCCCGTTCGCACATTGAACCGAGCACTTTGGGTCATAGATGAATAAGGCTATCTTTGGTTTCACGTGGGTATTTAGTTGTCCAAAAAAGTTGACTTACGATAGTTTGAGATATATAATAGTGACATGCGCTAGATTCTCAATGGCTGAGTAGGCGATTCTAAACCGCTGTTTGTGTGGGTTCGATTCCCACCTAGCGCACCATTTAACTTAAAGGAAATTAAAATGTCAATGTAGATCCAGTATCAATGTAAAGAGCTAGTGTTTCACTTCAACAAGAAACATCTAGAAGACCCCCAAATCCCTATGTGGGTAATCAAGACACACGGAGTAACCTTCTACGTCAATCACGTATCAGCGGACATTCCATGGTCAACAAAAGAAACGCCTGACAATACGCATACTAAGGGAAGTATCAAGTTCAAGCGATGTAAACTGATTCTCGACCCAGAGAATAACGCAACAGTTACAAGTCTCGGTCTATTAGACAAAACCCTACCATCACCTAAAGGTAAGCATACACGATTGCTTATGAGAGAAGGCTCGACCTTGTTAGAAGCCCTGCGAAACAATGAGTTCAAACACACCGAGTTCAAGGAAGTTGTTGGTGCTTGCCACACTGAGTTTGTCATCTGTGATATGACGGATGAACTTGAGGTTACTATTGCTCTACTCAAGTACAGCGGCGGATATCGTATCCTTTCTCCTAACGAACACTACTATCAAGTGTACGACACAAAGCAGTCATGGATCGATGCTATTTTTGAGGATGACGAGGATGACGAATAAATAAACTCACTAAGGAGAATTTATATGGATATGGATCAAGCAGCCGTCTTTTTGGCAGGCAGTATTTTAACAGCAATGGGTATGATTGTGTTTGTGATTGCTATGGTAGTCATCAACAATATCATTCACAAATACTGGAAGCCACTAGGTTGGTTCAAATGGAGCGAAAGTATGTTCGGCCCAGTACACTATGTTGAACAAGAAAAAGTACCTCCTAGTTTAGAGCCAGAGGATACAAAGAAGAAGCGTTAACGCTTTCGAGTGGGGGTGTCGGGCTTAGACCACTCCCACTCCATAATGTACATAGTCTCAAGCGTATCGTTTCTAAATTCTATTTCGATACCCTTGAGACCACCTGTAAAATCCCAATCACGACCGCGTTCACCGTGAGCACGAAGCCACTTCAATACAGTAACGTTATCTGTTGCTCTAAACTTTCTTGTTCTCATAACCACCTCAATGCGAATAAGGTATTGTCAATGTCATTAGTAAATGCTACTACAATATAGTCACCGCCGCCCAGTTCATCTATTTGCCACCCATCATCTCTTCGCCACTCTTCATCTTTCTTTGACATTCTGTGCCAGTCTAAGCGATAGTGACCTGTTAGATTTGCTTCACACCATTTGTCTAATACGTAAACTCCATCAACACCTATGTCCCAGAAATACGCTTCGTGCTTGTGGTTCGTAATCACGTGATACGACTTGTAGCCATGATAGAATGATGGCAGTGTACTAGCACTCCATCTTATACGCTTGTCGAAGTTTCTGTTATACTCTTTCCAACTGTCACACAGGTGCTTAGCGAGAAAACGCTTAGACTTGTACATACGCCACGCGGCTCTAATTCTTCCCAGTAACATCATACTTCAATCTGAACCAAGTTGCCCATTCTTCTGAGTAGAATGTGTACTCGCAATAGCCGCTACGTTGACGCAACCAGTCCATCTCATCAGTCTCAGGTCTGTGCCACTTAAAGTCAAAGTCAATACCTTGAACAAGTCCTTGATCTCTAAGGTCATAGATGACTGTTAGCGCATCATTAACATTATCATAGTCTATTAGTACTGTATCTAACATGCCCACATCAATCTAAAAAGGGTTGCGTCTGTGTCTTGCTCAAACAACCAGTACTGACCAGTGCCTATCCAATCACTACCGATATTAGTATCGACCCACTCATATAAGATTTCATTGACCGCGCTTTCGACTGAAATTGACACTTCCTGCCATCCTTGCGCTCTGCGTTTATAATACGTTTCCCAGAATTCTGGCGCATATGATAAGCCTTCGTATCTCATGCCCACCTCAAAGCAAATAGCACTAAGTCTTGTTCTTTTTTGAAGTGAAATTCACTTTCACCAAATTGAGTAGTGATATACCACTTAGAGTTGCCTGTTATTAGATAGCCGCCGTCACCCAGGTTGTCTCTACACCAACGTTGAATATCAGATAGCTCATGATATCTGCGTTTTGAAATGTGTGCTATGTGTTGAAATGTTTTCATGCCCACCTCAAAATGAATAAGGTCAAATCACTTTCGTTTTTGAATCGGTACACGCTACGAGAAAAGTAGTGCTCAACTGCCCATATGTCTCGTTTGAGTGTGTCTTTACACCATTCGTGTGCGTCGATAGTTCTATCGTCGAATCTTATCCAGTTATCGTCATCTTCTCGTCTTGTGAGTTCTATTGTATGAATAAGCGTGGCTTGTCTTCTGTTTTCTCGTCTGCGTTGTTTACTGTTCATAGCCATCTCAACATGAATAGGAGTAGTTGCTCTTCCGTTTCAAAAATAAATTCATAACCTTCCTTGTGTCCTCGCCAGAAACATGCCCAACTGCCGTTACGTTCAATAGCTGACCATCTCTCACCAAATGTTTCTTCACACCAATGAGTGATTTCGACTCCCATTCGCTTGGTGTAGTAAACTGAGTGATTGAGGTCTCGCCTTATGCCCATTGTAAAATGAATAGGGTTAGCGTGTCGTCATCAGGAATGTTTACAGTCATACCTAATACCTCACTGCGATTGTCTCGGCACCATGCCACGAGGTCCTCGTAGCGACTGTTCCAATAAGCGATATCTGATAAAAGAACAAGATGATCAAAACTATCTTCATAGTCGTTTTCCGTTACAATAAATCTTTTCTGGTTCCAATTGTCCATTACAACCGACATACTAGCCCCAACGTAACTCAAAGTGTGTTACGTCACGCTCGTCGTCAAACTCAAACTCATACACGCCAGCACTGTAGCCAGCTTGCTCTTGTACGGTTACTAAGTCCCAGTTACCGACGCAGAATTCACCGCACCAGTCTAAGACTTCATCTAGACCGCCGTACTTGACAAAGACAGTGACCTTATGGTCAGACTTGATTGCCAATTTTGTTTACCTCAACGCCGCTGGTTTGGAGAAATTTAACTCCATAATCATCACGATATTGAGTGCCATAATACACACGGCGAATACCTGACTGAAGGATAAGTTTGGCACAGTCGATACAAGGTGCGTGAGTGATAAAAATATCAGCGTTAAGACCGCTGTTGCTACTCTTAGCCAATTTACTAACCGCGTTGCTTTCTGCATGGAGGACCTCCGGTTTTGTTTTTAGAGTCTTGACGAATTTCTCGTCCATCTCTACTGTGATTTCATCTTCACAGTTATTGTCCCAGCCACTGGGCATACCATTGTAACCATAGCTGATGACAGTATCATCTTTAACGATGACCGCGCCTACTTGAAGGCGTCTAGCATGGCTGAGTTTCGCTAAGCGTAGTGCCCAGTCCATATAAAGGTCGATGAATTTTTGTTTCATGTCAATCCGTAGTTATCTCTTATCCATCGTTCCGAAATATTTTTATCTTTGAAATAGTAGAGTGAAGTTGGTGCTAATATTCCAAAGTGATCACAGAACGCTTCGCCGTATCTTTTGTTTTGTAAGATTGCTAGTGTCCAGTGTACTTCTTTGAACTCGTCATACTCCTCTTGAGTAATCACATTCATTTTTCTGCTAAGTTCGGCAGATGTAAGTATGTTCACCATTTGATCAAACATTATAGAGACTCTTTGATTACACCATCAATCACATATAGTTTTTGTTTTTCTGGTGTAATGATACAGCAGTCTTTTTTGTTCTTTGCTAGAAAGTTTTGAACCGCTTCCTGTCTAGATGTTCCTTGACACAAGAACTCACCTTTGTGAGTATAGAAGTAGTGTGAGCCATTCTCAATATGCTCGTCTATGATTTCAAACTTTAACTTGCGCAGGGCGTCATCAATCATAGCATCTGCCTTAGCATCGTCTTTAGGATCTAGTTGCTCAAGTTGAGTTTGTAGTTTGTACATTTCTTCAACTTCTTCATCTGTCAACAAGTCCATCATGCGACGAATCATCTTGTTCTCAGCGTAACGCATACCAGCATAGAATACGATTGCGTATCCCACAAGCATTGCTAATGTGTCCCACATTGTCCATTCAGTCATGTTCAATCCTTGAAAATGTTAGACCACTGCTTGAGTTTTGCGATCTTGTTATCAGCGTGTGCTGTAATTTCATTAGGATTAACAATACCAAAGTCGATACACAAATCGATCATTGCTTGTAAGTCGCCTAGTTCTTCTTCTAAGTGTTCACGATTAGTTTTAGGTTTGCCAGGCTTAACATTGTCGATGCCAAAGCGACTAATCTTACTGATTGCTACTACGACCTCAGCACACTCTTCCTGAGTAATATCGAGAATTTCTTTTGTTTTATTATCCATTTTTGTACGCCATTAAAATTGTTTTAATTTGCTGTAAATACTCATTAGTAGAATTCTCAGTTGGGAATTCTGACATTGCGGCATCTACGTCCTCGAGAACTTCATCAACAATGATTGCCTTTACGTTATCATCGTTTGTAATAGTGAATAACTTAAATAGATAATCAATTTTTACGACTGGGTGTTCTTTCCACTGTCTTACGTTTTCCAAAAGTTCAACTATTTTCAATGCTATTCACCCATTTGATTAAGTTGGTCTTCTCCTCACTATCTGGTAAAGTCAGAATCCGTTCTTTTGTGTGTTTAAGCCACTTGTCTAGCTTAGCGTCCAGTCTTTGATCCAGCTCTTGAAGACTAGTTTCTTTATACTCATTTAAATCTTTATCCACGTTTCTTCCAATCTTTAAATGGTTCAATGTATGTACCGTCGTTGAATGTACAGTTGCGCAAAGTGCGATACACATTCTGAATGCCATTTACTAAGTTCTCCATGTCAATCATTACATCTGTATTCATATATTATTAAATTAAAAAGGTCAGTATGATTATACATCACACTGACCCTTGTAGTCAACCTAAATGGTTGATTTAGGCAACTAGGCCCATTGCCAAGGCGCGATAGCCTGCGGCAACAACATGGCGTGGTGCCTTGCCTGTGCGATACACAGTGATCTTTGTGCCGTCTGCTTTAGTAGCAGTGTTAGCAAAGACTGGGATACCGTCGGTCAAACGGATATCAGAGATAGTCGCTGTTGGGTTAGCGATCTTGAAACGAGCCTTGATTTGGCCCGCAGTGAAGTCTTGACCAGCCAATAGGGCTTGGATTAGACGTTGCTTTTTGCTTGCTTTTTGCATTTTAGTTTCCTTTAAGTTAAGTATGCTCTTTCGAACATATAATTATTGTAGCACTAACGCGGCTACAAGTCAACGACAATTGGACAACTCAATCGCTTGAGTCATCCATTTGTTTCATACTTCAAAGCTCCTAACTTCAAAGTGGTCAGCGATGTGCTCGTGTCCTAAGTATCCGCGAGGATTTGCCACTACCCGTGTTTCGCCGATAACGTAATCGTGGGTAGAATGGACATGACCGTGAACCCAGGTCTTGATTTGAGGGTGATCCAGAATGAATTCCGACAGGTCACTAGCGTAACCGCCGTTCATGTGATGGTCACCAGGCGTACGGTACTGTTCCGAGATACTCATAAACGATGGTGCGTGATGGGTAATCACCACTACCGGCTTATCAGTATGCTTAACAATTTCCTCACGGAAGAAATTCATAGCCTTGATGTGGTCACGGAACGTGTACTCAGGCGTCAACTTGAAGTACAAGTTCTTGTCCTCGTAGAAGTTCTGAATAACACGGTAGTCATTCATACCTGCTTTGAGAGTGTAAGTAGTCAAGGAGTCGCCGTTGTTACAGTTAGTCCATAGTGTAGCACCCATGAACACAACGCCTTCAAACTCAAGGGCCTCTTTTTCGAGGATAGTCACGTTCTCTGGCACGATGCCTCTCAACACTTCTAAGGTCTTGTGAAACTTGCCGTGATAGTGTTCGTGGTTACCCATGACCATGAATACCTTGCGATACTTCGAGCACTCACGCTCAAAGAAGTCAGTGTAACGGTAAGCACCGTCATCATGGTCAATTAACTTAGTGTCATGGAACTGTTTACGTAGACTGCGTTCTTCACAGATATCACCAGCGAGTACCAACACATCACCGCCGGGAAGGGTAACGTAGCCAAACTCTAAGTGTAAATCTGAACAGTAATCAATCCTCATTTTGCTTTCTCTTTTCTCTCTCCTGGTGATGTTCATCACACAGTACTTTTAACCAACCGCCTTGACGCAACTGTCCTCGTGCGCCACAGCGTTCACAAGTAATCTCGCTCATAGCTTCTGCCATACTAGCAAGACCTCTAATGTATTCATCACCGCCGTCATAGTAGAAGCGGAGTTCACCAAACTTCTCTTTGATTTGTGCTACTACAACTTGCGGCACTTCGGGCTTCCAATCTAGGTACGATTGAATGTTGCGACACAGCATTGTTAGAATAGGGAACCAGCCCTCGTCACAATAAATGTCTCGTGCGCCCTCAGGGAAAATCTTAGGGTACACGGTTCTCAAATAGTTTTCTTGTTCATCTGTCATTCGTTTATATCCATTGCAAAATAAAAAGAGTCATATCTGATTCTAACTCAAACGCTATCTCTCTGATTGCTCTAAAGTATCGTCCTTGACAATTTTCTTTTAACCAAGTGTCAATGTTCTTCAAATCATATGCTGGTCTATCTATTCCCAAGGTTATTTTGTGCCATTTACTGCCAATGATTTCCATCATAAGCGTAGAGTCAATAGCTCTGGCTAATTGTCTTGCCGATTCATCTAAGGCTGCCTCAACTGTGGCGTTCAATGGCTCGACGGAAAATGATTTCTTGTTTTTGGAATGCTTCGACTTCCCATGGTCTGCTAAGATAGGGAGTTGAGGCTTTGTAACTTTTGCCATTCCAAACAATCTTTCTATTTGTTGTTTTTAGCTTACCACTGGCAATTTGCTTGACATGAACCATTTCATGGGCAATAGTGGCGCCTAGTTTAGCAAAGTCACGGGTAGAGCGTAGGGCAACTACGATAGCGTTAATGCCTGGTAGTGCTACTGTTATGCCTTCACTGTTTTCACCATCAACATCTTTTTCTACTCTGACCAGCAATGCTTTATTATATCTGGCTAGACCCAATTGTTCAATCATTTCTGGAATCATATGCTCCAAAAACTCTTTAGTTCGTTTAGAGCGAGTTTCAACTGCGAATTCCATATTATGCCTTATAGTCTTTGATTGTTAGTGCGGGTTCGTCTTTGAGAATTCTCAGCAACTGGTCGTCGCGGACGTGCTGTTCTTTTTTGGCACGTTTTGTTTCGTCGGATACTTTGAGCATCTTATCGTAAGAACGGGCCCACTCTACGCCACGGAGCCATTGCTCAAGTTGAAGTATAGTGCCCGTGAAGATTTCAGCATCACGGCTGTAGATAGGCAGGCTATCAGCGTCCTTAGGTTTGATCGATAGAACGTCACCGTAGTCACCATCAAAGCGGTGACGAGAGTGAGCCATAATGAACCCGAGTTCGTCAAGCTCACGCTCAAGTCGTTTGATTCTAATTACCGTATCATAGCCTGACATTCGGACTCCTTTTAATCATTCAATACAAGTATTATAGCAGGAGGCCGAATTATTGTCAAGTACTACTAAAGTATTACATTTACCAGCTAGAGTGGTACTCAAAGTACCAGCCCTTGAGAGTGTCACCGGCATCTAATAGCCGCTTGATAATATCACGAGTGTACTCAAGGTCACTAAAGTAGTATTCATCATACTTAGTGTCACCGAAGAAGAAGCCGCTTGTTGTGGGCAAGAGTTTGGCGGCGAGTTTGCGTTTTGCTAAGACCTCTTCAACGACCTTCAACAACTCGGCCAGCTTGTCCTTGCTTACTTCGTAGTTGCCGCAGTCATCAACACCATTCTGAACGTTGTCAACGAACCATTTGTGAATGGCGTTTGCTTTGCGCCAGTAGCCATACTCAGCGGTGACTTCTTTTACTTTGGCAGTGCCCAGCTCAGGGAAGTTTTCCGTGAGTTTGTTGGCAAGTTCGTCCTCAGCATGCCACAGATAACGCTTAGCGTTCAGGTACATATCTAAACCCATTTTATCCTCCAGTTGTATACGTTTGAATTTCACTTGGCAGTTTCAACTGCGATTGATTTGGTCTTCTCGAGGCCGTTGTCGAGAATACGAGCGATGCCACTAAAGCCTACCGTAGCAACTACGATACCAAAGATGGTACCAACGATAAAGTTTTTCATACGATTTTTTCCTTTACAGATTCAACGTGTTTACATTTACGACGGAACTGGAAGCCCGTACAACTACAGGACAGACTAGAACCATTCACCGTGACAAAGTATTTTGATTTGCCATCGGAGCTACTCACTTCGATAACATTAGCGCCTTTGTCGGTGCGCTCTTCCACTTTGGCAAAGTAGACCGAATCTGCTTCGCCATTACGCACCAATCTAAACTTGCGACCTTTGGTCGAAATTGATATGGGACGCTTGAACTTGAATAGACTGGTAGTGCCATTCTTGATGTAACCAACCATCTTAGACTTGTCATCAGACAGATAGTAGATATGGTTTACAGCATTAGGCTCTGCCCATGCGGTTACTTCCTCAAAGAATTTCATTTCATTGCCTTGATATGATTGATTACAGCATTTGCTTCGGTGAAGTCGGTAATGTCATCCATGATGTCCATAGCTTCTGAATTCAACTCAGCGCGGCGTAGTTGGATCAACTCGATAGCATAGCTAATGTCATCGTCACCGATTGTCATCATCCATTCGTCAAACTCATCGTCAGTGAGTGACATGATGTAGTTGAGATTGTTGAGGTCATACGGATTCATTACACTGCCTCCAGCATAGAAGCAGGGACTCGCCAGCGACCTTGAGCGGTAGTGACGGTAGCAAACTTGAGTGCCATCTTATCGATGGTGCCAGTCATAGTTTGGCCAGTCTTGGTGTTGTTGAACTTTACTTTAGTGCCGATTACCAATGAACGGCGGTTTTGTTGCGTTAGTTGACTGCGGGCAAAGCGAATTGCGTCGGCAATCTGATTGAGTTCATCGTTAGACAGAGAACCAGTCACGATTTCACGAGTGATGTTAGCAACAGACATTTACTACTCCTTTAAAGTTTCAATACAAGTATTGTAGCAGGATTGGGATTTATTGTCAAACGTTATTGAGTTTTCTGGCTTCCATTATGAAGGTACACACGGCTTCGTTGTATTCACCGTCAAAATTGAATACTTTATAATTAGTTTTATGAATAGTCTCAATTTGATAACGGTCGTTGCCTAGATGCCAAAGTATGATTTTGGTGTCACCTACTTGCTGACTTTCCAGATGTTGAACTGCCATGATTCAATCTCCTTCTAAGAATTCACTATTATAGCAGGAATGAAATTTATTGTCAAGTACTACTGGAGTATTAGTTTTATGAGGGCGATTGTGTCTACGGTCACAATGAATCCGTAGTTGGCTAAGCCACCGATGCTGCCTCTGGTCCATAGTGCCCATGCGAAGATAGCACTAGAGGTGACTGTTAGAGCAAGATACGCTAGGAAGGGTACATGGGGGACCGTGAGCATAAACATTACGTTAGCGCCTACGCTCATGGCCCATGCTAAGATTTCGAGGACACAACGGAGTGGACTACTTGACCAATCGTCTTTAATCCATGCTATTGTGTCATCTACTAGTTTCATTACTTCTTGGTGCCTGCGTTGACGAAGCCGTACATCTTCTCAGCAGTTTCAAGAATCTTATCCATACCTGGGAATTCAGGCATTGCTACTGTGCTGACGAGTTGGCCGTCAACTTTTTTGGCTGACATTTCCCAACCAGCGAACTTGACTTGGTACTCTTGCATAACAACGTCTTTAGCCATAGCTAGAACGTCGGCACGAATTTCATAGCCGTTCTTGTTGAATTTAACTTCTGGTAGTTTTGGTGTTTCGAATTTTGACATTTTAATCTCCTTATGTGTGTATGTCTGTGTATTCATTGTATAATGAATGTTACTGTTTGTCAACAGGTTTTGGATGCTTAGGGAAGTTTAATTGTTCCCATTCTTCGTCGGTTACTGGCCACCACTGGTTCATGGTCTGTACCCCTTGATGTGACGCTGAGCCTGATAACGCTTAGCTTCTTGAATGCCTTCTAGTAAGGCTAATAGAAATTTCATCATACTCTGCCCTCTTTAGCTTTCATGTTGTACTCGACAGTTAGGCGCTCTACGTCACCGCCGTTTTGTGGGTTGCGCTCACTGATATACTGCTCAAGACTTGAGCCGTATGTCCTTTCTTCACGAGCGAATTTGATGCCTAGCACTAAGAGTGCTACCATAATGATAAAGACCACCATGATTACTTGGCCTTCTTGTTTGTAGTAGCGCAGAATGGTGCTAGGAATTCACTGACTTTCTTTGTTGCTTCAACATAAGGTGTACGGTCAGTAAAGACTTCGGTAACTTTAGTTGCGGCAACACTACCAGCAGTGATAGCGTCTTTTGTGTATTCAGCTTGAGCGTCGATGAAACCGATTAGGGCTGATTTGATTTGTTCGTGTTGTACGAATGTATTGACGAATTGCTTTTTAGCAGATTGAATGGCGTCTACGCCTTGAAATGCGAAAGTGTTAAACATATTTTTCTCCTGTGTATGTGTATGTTTGAGAGTGTTTAGACAGAACTCTCAACTGTATTTATGCTAGTTGACCATGAGTCTCACGATATTTCTCTAGAGCCTTGGCTCTAATATCGGCAAGTCTGTCCATGATTTCATCTGATAGATCATCAGTGTCATCATCGCGGATGTCAACTCTAACTAGTCTGAATCTACCTGCTACCGGTGTTGCGATATCATCGTCATCAGGCAAGTCAACTGGGTCAGCGCCCTGGACAATCAGGGATTTCCTGTAAGGATTACTTCTTAGTATCTTTACTCTTGGAATTGCTTTTGGGATCTGCCTTGGCTTGTTTAGCCGCGGCAGGTTTATCCTTCTTCTTTTTTGCTAGTTTCATTGGCTTTTCATTTGCGGCAGCTGGCGCTGGATCAGCCGCTAGTACTGACAAGCTAAATGCTACCATGATGATTGCTAATAGATGTTTCATTTTGTTTCCTTTAATTTTGAATTAGAACTAACTTGTAACAGTTACAGTCAGCAAAGAACATATATTCTTGGCGATAACCGTATGGTATTACTTGTGGCTGTTGAACTACAACTGGTGGTTGCTGAACAACTACAGGCTGCGGTCTTGTTAGAGCGTATGTTACTATGCCACCAATGATTAGTGGTGCCATCCAATCGCCACCATGATGCCCGTGTCTGTGTCCATGACCGTGATGACCATGATGTTGAGCTTGTGCTACTGTAGCAACACAAAGCGTTAATAGTATAAACAGCTTTTTCATTTTTGTTCCCTCTATAATATAACGCCGCAGCCTCTTGTTTCGTTGACTTGCTTACAGAGTATTTATGAATTGTTCTACCGTTTCAGTGAGGTGAATCATTGTAGAGATACTGCTATCGTATACTACCACGTATAGTCGAGTCTTTTGATACATGAGCATATACGGACAAGGCATCTTGCGATCAAGTTTCAGCACATCTTGTGTCCAACTGGTAATGCTTACTTCGCCCTGAAATGGATGAGCGAATGATTCTATGTCGGCTAAGTCAAATTGTTCAGCACCATAGATAGTCAAGCCAAGGCCGCCGTTTGGCCTGATGTTCTTCCACCATGTTTTCATGGCGTTGTCAAAGTCAGCATCAGTGAACTGGGGGTTCAGGATACCTAGAACCGCCTTTGTGATTTTTGCTTTGTCTTTGACGAATGGCATCAGTCTGGATAAACTTTAGTGCCAGTTGTTAGAAACACAACTGAAAACTTATCCGTATTGAACTGCTTGTTTAATTTACGGCACAAGTTTCTCGCATGGCCTGGATTTGAGAACGAAGTCTTTTTGTATTTTGGCACAACTGAACTGTCCAAGTAGTGTTGGTTCTTTAAGTTGATAGGTTGATTATCGTAGTAGACCGCCCAGATGCCGCTTGCTTCGACAATCTGATCGACCTTATACGTTTTCTTATCAACTAATTCAAGCAACACTTTGCTTGGTGTTCTGCTCATTTACTCGCTTCTTTCATTACTGTATTTAGTGCCTGTTTGCACTCGGCTGCCGTATTGTACGGGCCTTGATATTCGTAGCGTTGTACAAAGATGTACTTAGGGCAGAACTGGTGTTCCCACTCGCCATTCATTTTGATGTTGAAGTGACCTGCTACATAATAACACTTGCTGTCGGCTGTCTTTGTGTACACGTGCAGCTTGCGTTGTACGTCATAGAAGTTGTTGTGGGTCTTACCGTCAGTTGGCCAATGAGCATAGGTTAGCTCAGTTGACTTCTTTGTTTTTTGTGGTTTCTCAAATACCAAGTGAATGTTCTTTTCAATACTCTTGGTAGTTGAGAATGTGTGAGTAGTACCACCGATCTTTACGCTATAGCCCTGCGTGTTGGCTTCAATGTTGCCAACTTTTGTAGTACCATCTGTGATAACCCACAATTGGTTCTTTACGATAGGTTTAGCGACTAAGTTTGTCATTGGTGTTCTTCTTTCCATTTTTGAGCACGAGCTAACACTGCTTCAGGATCACGCTTATGTTCTTCGATGGCCTCACGTAGTGCCTCTTCGATAAGCTGATTGAATGTCATGTCACGCTCGTGAGCAATCTTCATGTATTTTAACAATTCTTGGTCTGTAAAGTCAACAGGAATGGATACACGAGTATCGTAGTCACGACCCTCACGAATAGCGGTTGCTTTTTCGATCCAGTCTTCCTTGATTTCTAAGTCAACATAGTTAACATCGTCCCATGCTTCATTTACACTACAGCCACGTTCCTCTGATTCTGCTTCGTAGTCAACAAGGTAGTCAGGGTTAATCATACGATATGCGCGGTCGTTTGCGTAGTCGTGTGCTTGAGCTTCATACACTACTTGAGTCTTGGTATCAAAGATAATAGTGAATGAGTAGCCATCGTTATCGCCACTCCAACTGTCAAGTGTGTGAGCGTGTGGGCCATAGCAAGACCAAGTGAAGTTACTACCCTCAGTGATCTTATATTCAACTGTTTCTAACCATTCTTTAAGCGTAATCATCATTTGCCTCCTCGTTGTAAAATGTAAAGTAAGCCTAAGTTTTCATCTACCTTAACGCAATCTTGTGGATATTTGTTTCGGCGCCATTTTGAGTTAACTCGTTTTAGACCAATCATCTTTGGGTTTAGTTTGTCAACAATACCCATAGCGAGTGAGTTGTGGTCAGCATAAGCAATGATATCGCCAACGGCAAGTACATTACCTAATACATCTTTGTGTTCGATATCACTCATGTAATTCTTTCTTCATTCTTTCTCGCCATTGAATGGCATCTTCCTCGTAATCAAAGTGTGGCGATAGTTCAATGTTTTCATCGTAGTCATCGACCCATACATAAATTTGATCCAAGTCATCACATAGTAGTTTCATAGCCACACCCACTTATTGCGTCTTGTTAAGTATCGATACGAAGCATTTTTTGGCACATACTTGTCCAGAAACTGCCGCTCTACTTTATGCCATTTTGCTCTGATCGGCGCTGGGGCATGACTACCTAGATAATGTAGTTGGTCGAACATTCTAATCAGGTGCTTGTGATTTCTGTCACAGTCACGATAGTATCGGGTGCGACTTTGCCAGTTGTATTCACCCATAGTGTGACCAGTCTGACGAAAGTGCTTGATGGCCCAACGCTTGTTGTAATCTTGCGGTCTAAACTTAGTGTTCATTACCAGTTCTCCACGCCAGTGACGGGGATACGAATAGTTGCCTGGCGGCCGTTTACCTCGGTATCAAACTCTACATCAAGTGTACTACCGATACCACTACCATCATTGTAGATTAGTTTGACCGCATACTTGATATCATTCTCTTCCATGATCCGTTGAATGATAGCTAGTTCTTCTGGGTTTAGATAAATTTCTTTTGTCATTTTAATGCTCCTTTGTATGCTTCGTTCAACCACTTAGCATAGAATTGTGCTTGTTCGCTAACTTTATTCAATTCGTACTTGGAACAGAACTTCATAAAGTGAAAGCCCACGTTGCTAATGTGTTCTGTGCGCAAGCCCTCACGAATACACTCGTCAACTGCTTGCTTGACTTCATCAGGCTGTGCGGTCAAATCGACCAGTGTCACATTGCGATTGTAGTCGTCAAGCACACGATGCTCCACACCATCTGGGTCTGTCCAGCGATGCAACATCATATTGTTCCAGTTGAAGCCACGCTTCTCACGATCAGCATACGCTTCGATGAGACCAACAGTCTTCTTAGTTGACTTGGTACGAACGCCAGGATATGCCGAGAACACGTTGTCGGATGTGTCGCCGCGCATACACTTCTCGAAAAGCACAAACTTAGGGTCACCAAGTGTTTTGTGCTCACCAGTCTTTTTATCTTTGATGGGCTTATCACGACCATCAAAGTAGCCTTCGACTGTGATAAACTGATCGTTGATGCCGTTGAACTGCTTGACATTGGGTGCGATCAACTGGGCAAAGTCTGTGTCCGAACTGATAATGTAGTGTTCGTCTTCGGGATGTAAATGGATGAAACGTGCGATAATGTCATCCGCTTCTGCTGTAGGGCAACGTAGCACACTAACGTTAGTCTTGGTCTTGAGGTACTCGACCAGAGCCTCATATGTCTCCCAGTACATCTTGTCTAGTGCTAGTTCTTCATCAGTCAAACCTTGACGCTTGACAGCACGATTAGCTTTGTAAGGTTTGTAAAAGTCTTTGCGCCATGAGCGGCCCTCAGTACAGAACACAACGTGGCAGTTATCGCCGCCGAAGCGACGAACAACGCTTTGTACACTTGTGAATGTAAGGTGTAGACTCATGCCTACTTTTTCTTCGTCAGTACTCATACGACCCGCAACATAGCGAGATTTGAAGAACATATTGGCAGAGTCGATTAGAATGTAACGCATGATTAGAAAGGTGCTGTAAATATATGACTATTATACAGCACCTCTAGGTTGTTGTCAATTCAAAATGGATCAACTGAATTCGGATCGGCCGCTGTCAAGTGGTCTGCGATTTGAGGGCGGGCGTACATCATCATAGGCTCGGGCGGTAAGGTCGGCATTTTGTTGTTCGTAGACCTCAAGTGCGATATTGCGGCAAACGGTTTGGAACCATCTGTCCACGATAGTGCTATCCTCTTCGTCAGGCTTGATTTGATATCCTGCTCGGACTAGGTTTGCCACGAACTTGTCATTCCAATCCAATTCAAATGAGCCACTGTTGATATTGTTTGGATCAACATCTACCTTTAGAATCGAGATATACGGCTCACCTGCGGCGGTTGCTTTTTCCTTCTCAGTTAGCTCTGCCTTTTTCTCACGCTTCTTAGGCGCTTCTTGCTTTGGTTGTTCTTTCTTCTTGAACAAGTTTTTTAGTTTATCAAACATCTTTTACCTCTATCCATGTGTAATCACCAAGCCATTGAACTTGTGTGATGTATTCGTAACTCTCTGGCTTACCCGTGAACCAATCATTAGGTCCATGTATTGCCAGTCTTGTGCCGTTAATCTTTGTGTCGTATAAGAGCCAGTATTTATTGCCAGGATACAACTTGAAATCATATTTCGCGGCGTGTACTTGGTCAGTGATATCAAGACGGTGTTTTATTTCTTGTGCTTGCTTTTGTAGCACCGCCACTAAGTCCATGATTCTGTTGTACTCTTGCTGAGCATGGAGTCTGGCGGCATTAATCATCAAGTCTTTTTGCTGAGTAACAGGCACTAAGTCAAACTTAACGCCTTGCTCAGTCGGATACTCACTGACGTTTCTGTTAAAGAAGTGAATCAGTGAGCCTGTTGATGTGCTGTCGTAACTGTTTACGCCGTTTGCTGAGTTAGTAGACATTTTTGCTCTTTAGTGACTTGCGAACCTTGCTAGTTCTGCGTCTTGATTCTGTTACAAGATAGTTAGTCAGTTTCTCTGGCCATCTAGCAAATAAGAAGGGCAAGATAGCGTGAATTGTGCCCATGACTGCTAGTAAAAATTGTATGCCGGCAACCCATAACCCGAACCGTAAGTGTTCGATGTAGCCTTCGCCTACTTCTTGTAAGTGTTTAAAATTTAGTATGTTCATAAGTTATTAGCCATAGTAAGTGATATTTGGGGTGATGATACTTATGCTCGACAACAGGATCACCAGGACCTGTCCATATAGCGGTACCACGCTCCGCCCATTGTAACCACAGCCGCTTGCCAGTTAGATTACATCGCTTGGGTAGTATGACGAATACTGTTTCCCAATGCGCTCTGCCGTAGAAACTAGCGAAGTGAATTATGTCACCGCTAGCCTTGTATTGTTCATACCAATATGTCATGCCCACCTTAATGCGAATAGTGTTGCTTCAAACTCATGCTTGAACACATATCTATCGCCTATTATAACATAGTCCTTCTCGCTTTGGCAATTTTCTTTTAACCATTTTCTACGGGCTTTGAATGTTTCCATCTCGTTGGCCTTGTCTAGTTTAGGCAACTCGATTTCATACGGCCAGTATCGCTTGTTTAGTATTCTAGGCATTATGACCACCTCAATACTAACAGTGTGTAAAGTTCTTCACTCATATCGAATACGTTAAAGTTGACCATCCAGTTTTGATCTATGTTTTGATGCCAATCGATATCTTCTAGCTCAGCAAATTGCTGTCTGAACCAGATACTAGCCTGCCGAGTACAACTGACAGTGTGCCACTTTGTGCCGTCTACAATTGCACTTTCTAATATCATTACGTCCATCTTAATATGAATAAGGTTCTGTGTGCTTCATCTTTTACTCGCCATAAGTTGACATTGAATAGTCGTTGTGCCATAGCATCACTAGCGTCACGAGCATATACTTCTACTACTATGCCGTTCTCTGCGCACCAGCGTAGCACTTCACTCTGATACTTGTTAGGTACCATAATATCACGAGCATCACCGACTAGTTTCAAGCCATGCCGCTCAGCAAAAACTTTTGTGCCTGGTAGCGGTGTCAACGGCGACCCCACATACCTACACGTGAGTAACCTAACTCACGCTTGATTTCTTTTCTGTCATCGCCATCGAACTCAGCAAGATCAGGATAAGGTCGACTGCGCTCACGCTTGTAGCGTTTTGCTTCACGCTCTAGGCGTTCCATGTCTTCTGGTGTTGCTCTTGGAATTTTATGCTTTTTCATGCCCACCTCAAATAATAAATCGTTGCGTCACATTCACGGACGTTGTATATTATATCATCTTGACCTAGTTGCCACAAGTCCCAATTCGTCCAATCTTGAGCATCAGGACAGTTTGCTTTGATCCATTCACAGCGTTCCCACCATGTGATGCGGTCAGTGATAACAAGTGTTTCTCTCACTGCTATCTCAACGTCTTTGATTGATACACTAACAAGTCAAAAGCAGTAGCATACTGTACATGTGGCTCCATGTGAAAGCCTGTGCCCCACATGATCCACACTCTACGCTTATATGCTTTTACCCAGAACAATGGCGTACCCATGACCGACTTTGTTGGCCACCATATGAACGTTTCAGTCCATGGGTAACAGTCGGCGCCGTCTTCGATGATTGTGTATTCCACGTTGTCTTTCAACTTTCTGTACCTCTTGTTGTCACCAATGCTTCTGTTCCAAAGTATCTTCATGACCACTTGAGTAAGAAGATGGTATATAAGTTATCATCAATGATTTCGTATCGTTCAATCTGGCCGTAATCGTGACTCAAGTGTACACGCAAGCCGTAATTGGTTTCTAGGTAATGTAAGTGTGAGTCGATTTTTGGATTGCCAGAAACATAACGCTCAGTACCCGTTAAGAACCCCGTATCAGGGCCCTCATGGCGATACTGTTTCTGTACCATTTTTATTACTGCTTGTAAGTTCATGCCCACCTCAATGCGAATAATACAGCGACCGTTTCATCTCTAAAGAAGTAGATGCTTCTATGATTAGCGTCCATCAACGAATCACCAGCATACACATAAGCATCATAATCATCATCAGCACCAGGGCAATGCTCGGACAACCAAGACGGCAAATAAATAATCTTATCATAGAAATCTTTAGGAGACTGGATAACAACCGCATGCCAATCTTCAACAGTCTCGTATAGATGACCTTTGTATCGCTTCATGCCCACCTCAATAAAAATAAATTCAAGTCGCCATCGTTTCTGAACCAGAACTTAGCATTGTTTACATACCATCGCATATTGGGTGTCCATACACCATCAGGTGCGGTAGCGCCAAATGTTTCTACACACCAACCAATCATCTTGTCCCACTCTTGATTATGACCAAAGTAATGAATAGAGGGGTCGAATACAGGCTTGGCACAATAGTACCTACTGCCATATACTCTGCCCTCATCAATATCTACAGTCATTCAACCATCAAGATAAGAAACGATAGAAACAATGCCCAGCCAAGGTGACCCAGAAATACCAATAGTATCACGCCAATCCATGCCATCATTTTACTCCTAAACTTTCATACAATGCTTGTGAGGCAAGGTTCTTGCCTTTTGACTCGCACATGATATCGCTATGTTCTAAGAATGATAGAGCATAGTCGTTGGCTGCCTTGTTAGGGTAGAAGTCAGAGTGAGCACGTAGCTTCTGCTTCTTGTGACCACTTTCAAGAAGGGTCTTCATATCAGGTAGAGCATCATGCTTGAAGTCAACAGGCAGATGTTCATCACGACTGTATGAGTAGTGTAGCACAGGACGAACGCCGCGCCATGAATCAATCACACGCTTATATCTATCGTCGGTGGGCTGAATGTATGTACCTTCACGGCACCAGTGATGGTGTATGTCGAGTACAATGGCACAATGGTCTGCGAGTTCGATTGCTGAGTCAATGCCCCAGGCGTTTTCTTCGTTCTCGATTGTGATTGTGTTTCGTGCTTCTGGTGACATGCGAGATAAAGCTCGGATAACACCTTGCGGACCTTGTTTACCTGAGATATGAACATTGATTTTGAAATCCTGAAATGTTTTACCATAGCCCATCATACGAGCCATGTCTACGTGATACTCGAACTCTTCTATAGAATTAGCAACGATACCAGGATTATCGCTAGCCAACACACAAAACTGCCCAGGGTGAAAAGACAGGCGTACTTGCTTGTTACGTCCAATATCACCCACTCTCGCAAAGTTAGCTCCGAGGAAAGCTCGAACGTCAGAACGCTGATAAAAATAACTCCAGTCCCGATGAGTGTACACAGGAAGAATATCACTGCTAAGTCTAAGCATACGTTGAGCAAGGGGGAGGTCTCCTACACGATCTACAAGCATACGCACTGCTTCTAAGTTGGTCTTCATAATTGACCATAGCTTTTCTTCAGCGATATCTTTGCTTTGTCTATTTAGCCAGGCAACTGTAGTAGTACCCGTGTTGTATTTTTTAGCATCGTCTTTAGCACCGATGCCATCCACCTGATGGGGATGGTCGATCCATTTACAAGCGAAGCCAATTTTGGGTGTAGTATGTGTAGTCATAGTTGGTATTATACTACCTCCCATAGGTTTAGGTCAAGTGGTTTTGGTTTTCTTGCTGAGTTCAGCTTCGGCCACTCGTTTCCTGAGGCTGGAGCTAGAGAATGAATGGTCACGACTGTTGAAGATACACTTGATATTACGATCGGTACACTCTTTACGACCAGAGAAATCTTGACTCTGATACTCTACACCTAGGATGCGAACATCTAACGGTAGAATAAGAATCAAGTCTCTGAGGTCTTGCTCAGTTTGATAAACAACGATTTCATCAACAAATCGGCAAGCACTTAGTTGAATCTGGCGCTCTACTACCGACTGAATAGGTTTGTTCTTAGTATCAGGACGATCAATCGTTGGGTCTGTTTGTAAGCCAGCGATCAAGTAGTCACAATGATTTTTAGCTTCACTCAACATAGCGATATGACCAGCGTGTAGCATATCGAATGTAGAGAATGTAATGCCAATGGTCTTGCCTTGGTCTTTTAGTTCTTTAATTTTATTGAAAATCATACAGGGTATTCGATGTGAAAAATCTCTACTTTGTTACCTTTGAGTAACTGTACTGTTTGTTCTTCTTGTGCGTCATCTAAGGTAGAGTATACGCCCGTACCTAACAAAGTCCCGTTGATAGTCGCACCAGGACCAGCTAGAGAGAATAACCCTGTAGATGATTTCTGTACTACGAAATATAAGTCGTAGTATGTTGGACGATCAACGGGCTTGGTCATTAGATGTTACATCCTAGCTTACGAGCGTCATCAGCCCATTGATCCTTGAAGTTCTTACCTGCGGAGTACTTCGAGAATTGTTGAAATGCGTAACTACGCATATCATAGAGTGATGATTCATCGAACTTGTAACCATAGTCGATACAGAATTCACGATAGAGTTCTAAGTCGTTTAGAATCTGACGGACTTTAGGGTTAGGAGCGAATGTAGGTTTTGCCATTTTGATTTCCTTTTAAATAGCGATTGTTAAGTTAGGTTTGTATAGATAGTAATTTTTCGTGAAGCTAATGCCAGTGTCACGATTGTAAGCACTGATAGTAATATCACGCTCTGAGTGTACTCTGCCAATGACAAGATAAATGCCATCACAGAGTTCCTCAAAGGAGGGCGTAGTTTCTTTATCTAGTGAGTCCAGATAATTAACTACAGATTCGCGGACTGTTTGAAAGTCAATAGTGTCGCCGGTCTTGGCTGCTAAGTCAAACATAAATTCGATACCTGAAAAGTCCATAGTGATGCCATAGAACTTCTCGGCTGCGGTGATTACACGGGCTCGTTGCTCTGCTAGAGCCATCTCACGTTGTTCACTCATTGTTGTTCCTTTGTTTTGTGTGCTTTTGCTAGGGTGACTAATAGTTCAAACTCTTCAATCTTTTCGGCTAGACTCTTACTAGCATCCTCTAATTGAGGATACTGTTCAACAATCTTAGAACGTGCGTGTTCTTCGTCACGCTTTTGTCTTGCCCAGTTGAGTAAGGATTCTGCTTCGTAAGATAGATTGATAGTAGCATGAGAACCATGTAAGACGATCCAGCTTTGACCATCATAGACTTTGATACATTGTGCTTCTAGGTCATACATCATAGCGCCTTGCATATGATTAGATAAGCCGTAGTTTCTAGCGAGACCGCCTGTTGAGCCGCCGCCCATAACTTCAATGTATCTGCCATTACTGTTGATCGTCTTAATCATTGCTTAGCGTTGTTGTGCTGGTAGTAAGTATTCGTATTCAGCAATACCGCTGTCAACGGTAATCTTCATAGCGCCTTGGTCACTGATGTAAACCTTCTTGTCGCCTTGTAGATCCATGATTGATAGGAACTGCTTAACTGGCCATGCCCAGCCTTTTGATAGGGTGCCTTGAACTGCTGGTTCGAAAATAAAGTTACCACTGTGTGATGATACGTCACCGAAGTAAACTTTTAGGTCGCCCTTCTCAGTCTTAGTAACGAATGTTGTTTCTTCGTTGTTAGCAGTAGCTTGACGCTTCATACGCTGAATGTTAGCAACTTGCGGTGCGAACTCTACGTTCCAGGTAGCGCCAGCGAACTTGACTGCCTTGACTTTTTCTTCTACGATGCCTTGACTCATTAAGCGATAGTCGTTAACGAAGTCGCCCTTCTTAGTAGCAAAGTGAATGTAGCTAGGTACTTGCTCACCGTCACGATCTTGTGTTTTCATTTCAACAACTGCGTCGGTCTCATAGTCTTCGAAACTTAGAATCGTGCGCAACTTGCTTAGGTTAGGCAAGCCGTATGTGCCGATGAATTCGGCGTGTGGTGTTTTGAACTTACCGCTAACGATGACTGTACGGTCATCAGCGATAGCATTGATTTTAGTCTCATTGCTGTCGCCTGTTACTTTGATAAGGTCAACGAAGCCCATTTGATTAGTATGGGCGATAAGGTCTTGTAAGTGATCTTTCATTTGAATTTCCTTTAATAGTATTAATTATACATGAGTTGATAGATTAGTCAACATTTTTTGGATGAATTACTCAAAACTGAATAAGTCTTGGAATGTGCTACGAATGTTGGTAGTCTCTCGTAGATTCCAGTTGAGTACACCGATAATGTTCTCAATCTTTTCATCAACAAGTGCTTGTTCCATAGCGGCGTCATCGAACGGTAGTTCTTTGAACCAATCTGGTAGGCGAATCTCGTCAACGGGATAAGCGATTGATGTGATACCAAGTGGATTGTCTTTGAGTTTACAGACCACAATCTTCATACCATCGACAATCTTCATTGAGTAGTTGTCGCCGTTCATTCTACGTAGATAATTCCAGTTGATAGAGGCACGAGTGTGACCAGGCATGTTGATCTTCTCTGCGAGTTTGCCGAATTGAGAACTTGCCGACTTTGCCACCTTTTCCTCATACGAAGTCAGCTTCTTAATGCCCTTAGGTGAGCCTTTCTCCCAAGGTTGTAGCGTTTGTAAGTACTCTTTAAACTCACGAATAGCGGCCACAACTTCTTCTCGCTCACGACCCGCTAATACAAGCGTTAGGATCTTCATCAAGAATTCTTGAATGAATTTAGGAGTATCACTGCGCTTGATATCAAGACCAGTAACTTTTACATCACCCATCTTGCCTTCTTTGTCTTTGCGCTTACCTTCTTTGTCATACACGTTTACTGCGTACTTCTTCTTGGTCACAAATATGCCACGATCTGCTACGATTTCTCGACCGGCTTTGATAATCTCACCATTCTTACGTGGGCAATGGAAAGCACGTTCCATAAACTCAGGGAAAGAACTGTTGACTGATTCGCCTAGTTGATCGTAAATCTCAATAGCGGTATCTTTGTTCCAGTTCTTTGCCATGTCCTTATCTTTACGTAGAACTGGCCAAGCTGAGAAGTAGGCGGAGTCAGTATCGTTATAGATGATTGATTCACCCGTGTGGTCATACTCACCAGCAATCGCTTCATTTAGATACGCTGACATATGCTTAACAATCTGACGACCTGTTAGAGTTGTTGACTGACCGATGCGCTTATCATAGAAACGACAATGCTTGTTCAAGAGAGCGCCGTAGGCTGAGTTCAATAGAATCTTACGAACTAGCTGGCGCTTGTCATAGTATTCAAACTCTTCTTTGTCTGTAGCGTTCTTGGCTTTCTTCTGTAGCTCTTTACGCTCCGAGTACCACTTTGTTAATAGACCAGGGATAACACCCTCAGTCTTGTAACTAAAGATAGTACCGTTAGCACTTAGCATCCATGGTTGATTGCTGTTAAAGATTAGTTGCCATGCTTCTGCGGCTGATAGTTCATCACTACCGCCGGCTTCCCAATCAATAGTTAAGATAGTACCGCGCTCTTGATTCATTACTGCTGTGTATTCTAGGGCGCCGAATACGCCTTCCCACGCAGCCGCAAATGAAACTTTCGGGTTCTTCATCTTTTCGGCAATATACCTGTCAGTAAGTACGGGACGGATCTGCCCGACAATGGTTTCTGGTGCCATGTTGAGGGCACGGATTGTTGAAGGGTAGAGTGAGTTAAGGTCGACTGCGGCGATCCACTCGTGCATTCCCTTTTTGGGATAAGCAACATAGGCACCGACCGCCCCATCATCGTTCTGTTCTTCGTCATCGCTGTCGAAATCATTTGTATCTCTCTGTTTATTAGGAACCATTAATCCACGTTCGTGGGCTTCGTTGATTACTGCCTGCTCGATTAGAGCTACAGAACCCATTGCTGTTTGTAGCAACACTGTGTTCTGATGGGCAATACTACATGCCAAGTCTAAGAACTTTAGCTTGTCATGAATCTTGAATAGCAACATCGTATCTTGTCTGTTGTATTCTAAGAATGTCTTCCAGTCTTTGTTGTAAAGCTGGTCTAGGGTACCTTCATACTGAGTCTTGGTCTCACCAACTTCCATCTCGCCAATGAAGTCGAGTTTGTAGGAGTGACGAGATTCATAGTTGTACTTCTTGTAGAGTTCAAGATAGTCCATATGAACACGGCCGATCAAGTCGTATGTTTCTTCTTCTTGGTCGAACTTCATGTACTTGCGTTTCTTAGGAAGTTGTTTCCACAAGCAGAAGCGACGAGTATCGTCTTTACTCATAACTCTGGTGATACGATTGACCATGTAGGGAATATCGAAGCCGCTTGAGTTCCAGCCAGTAAGTACATCCGCATCTTCAATAATGTCAAAGAACATATTGAACATTTCTGTTTCGTTAGCGACTAGATAGGTGTTTTCGAATTGTGCTACAATGCCCTCGGCAGTCTCAGGACTCATATGCTTAGGTGGAATACACAGGGTGACCAGTGTTTCTGCCCAGTCTAAGTACATAGTGATAGCAGTGATTTGGTTGAACGGATCATCTGGTGGTGCGAAGCCACGCTCAGGGTCAAAGTCAACCTCAATGTCAAAGAAACAAGTGTGTAGTTTAGGTACGTCTGAGTTAAGATAGTTATCTTCTAAACAACGAAATACAGGACTGATATCAGCCTCATACAACTTCTTACGGCTGTTGAGTCTGACTTCTTTCTGAAATTCGTCACGCTTGTTGGTCGATACTTTGGTTAGCGACTGACCATCCACACCACGAAACTTGCCGCGAGGATCGGCATAGTAAAAGGTATAGTTAGGAGCGAATTGTTGAAAGATTCTGCGACCATTTTTATCACGTTCTACAACGTGAATGATATCTTTACTTCGCTCGTGAAATGCGTCCACGTATGACATTAGAGAGTCTTACCTGTTGCTTCTAGAATGGTTTCGAGTACTGAGTGGTCACGTTGAGTCTGACCGAATTCTGCTTTGTGGGCAATTTTGATGGCTTTCTTGAGGATAGCTGGTTTGATGTTTAGCTCTTCGGCGACAGCTTTGATAGTGTCGTTCAAGCCTTCTGTTAGTGTATCAACTTCATGAAGGATCTGCATACCTTCTTTCATGACTTGATTGAGTTTGATTTTTTGGTCACCAGAAAAAGTTACGTTTTCTTCTTGGTAGTTACCGTGTTGATCTAGCGCATCGTTTGACATATAATTCTCCTTGTAAATGAATAGATATCTCTATTCTATACGAAAAATAGCATAAGTCAATGCGTATTGGATAAATAAAAGTGTAGTTCGCGGAGCCGCAATTCCCCCAACTACTCTAACGCTTATAGGAGCATCAGCAAATGTATTTAGACAACAAATACACTCGTATATACTATTCTATCGTAAATAGGGCCAGAGGTAGAACATTGGTCGGTTATATCGAAAAACATCATATCATCCCAAAATCATTGGGAGGCAATGACTCATCGGAAAACTTAGTTAAACTCACCGCAAGAGAACATTTTATATGTCATAGATTATTGACAAAAATGACGGAGGGTGAGTCTAAGTCAAAAATGCATCAAGCCGTATGGATGATGACAGTAACGAACAGTGACAACCAAAATAGACACAAAGTAACAAACCGCATCTATGAAACACTAAAATTAAATATGTCTTTGATGAAGAGGGGGAAATCTACATGGAATAAGGGAATTTCCCCATCATATGAAACTAAAATGTTATTAAGAAATAGGACTTTGAAATACAATCACTCAATTGGCAAAATATCAGATGATGAGCTTAAATTGGCGATTAAACTACCTCTAGGAGAAAAACTGCCTAGAAGAAAAACTAAAACTAAATCGATGCCTAGAAAAACTGGATATAAGTTCACCAAATCAATACCAGCCAATAGAATATGTTGTATTCATTGTCGTAAAGATATCCCCGTAGCGAATTTCGCTAATAGTCACGGCGATAAATGCAGATTAAAGAATACTCTTTAAAATATCTTTCCGGCACGACTCGGATCAATTTAAGGTGAGTATAAGACCTTGTCACCCGGAGTACCGTAAAGGTCCTAAGGTAGGGTGTTCCTATTTGGCGATTTGTAGCCTAGACCAACTTGGATCTCGACTCACGTAATCGAGGGTTGGAAGACCCGTGTCAACTGGATCTAGCGTTAGCCAAACTTCGTTCGGCATATTAGGATCGAAATCGCCCATTGATAGTTCATATCCATAGTCCAAGAATTGTCGCTGTAAGTTAGGCCACATTTGCTGTGCGTTTTTTCTGTCTTTGTGATATGAGGCATTGAATTTATCCAACTGCGCTTTGAATCTGCTCATCATCTCTTGTGAAATTCCTTGTTGCTGAGCATCTGGTATACGCGGCTCTTTAATCATTCTACTCATCATAGAGTCGAACTTGGCATCACCGGTCGCTTCGTTTATAATTTCACTGATACGCATATTATTCTCTTTCAGTTTTTAAGACTGATCGTAAGAACCATCCGTGTTTGCCGTGAGCATCGATGCGCTCAGCGATAAAGTTAGCGATGCCTTGTTCGTTTGCTTCTTCAGCAATAGTAAATGCTTCTTTGAGCATAGCAGACATTTTCTCATTGTCAGCATATAGCTCAGCAATCATTAGCTCGGCACGTGGTACTTTAGTTTGGTCTTCAATGATAGATAATTCTCTCATACGGAGTAAGCTACCAGGTGCGTATTGATTGAGTACACGAACAAACTCGGCCGCTCTGTCTACTGTGTTGTCAAATACTTCGTCTGCGATTTCGTCAAAGAGACCATGATACTCGCGGAAGTTCTTGCCTTCTACGTTCCAGTGAAAGTTCTTAGCTTTCAAATAGAAAGAGACTGCGCTTGCTTGAATGATTTTAAGTTGTTCTGCTAACATATTATTCCCAACGTTTCTTATCAAAAGGTCTTGTTTGTTTTAGCGGCGGTTTAGCTACCGCATCTAGCCAGTCTCCAGTCTTGCCTCGTTTACTTAGGTCTCTGGTGTCTGCCTGCTTCTTGGTAACGACAGAACTAGATGGCTTGCGTTGATTAGCAGGCACAAAACGTTCCTCTGGTAGTATGTCTTTTATTCTCATAATAATGTATTTATCAGTTTAGGTCAGGCAAAAGAAAACAGGGCCTGGGCCCTGTTATTCTTGGTAGTGTAGATTAGAACGGTGAAGCGTGTGCTAGTTCGGTTCTGATCCACTGGTTGGTAGCTACGCAGATGTATACATCAACTGTGCTGTTGCCAGCGTTGTTGAACATTCTGATCTCGCCTTGTACGCCGGTATCTGCGGCCGAGGTAGGTACTGACTGACCAAATGCGCCGGTTAGAACTACTGCGCCGTTCAAGGTTGTAGTTTGTGCCGTGATTAGTGCGCCTAGAATGTTTGTCGTATTACCTGAGCTACTTATGTTCACTGTAGCGGCACCGCCTAGGTTGACTGTTGTAGCTACTGTGTTAGCGATATTGATAGTAGTAGCAGTAGTTGTAATATCGCCGCCGTTGACGCCTAGATCGCCTGTTACAGTGGCGTTCTGTGCTACTGTTAGTGCGCCTAGCATTGCTACTGTGTTACCACTAGCGCCTACGTTTAGTGTAGCACTTGTTGAAGTGATATCACCGCCGTTGACTGCTAGATCGCCTGCTGTGCTGAAGT